TCGCCCATTACAACGAGGTGATGGTGACTAACCGAGCTAAGGTGATCCCCCGGCTTCTCCAGACAGTGTACTACTCTTTGATCAAAGAGGAGTTGTGGTCGGCGCTAAAGAAGCACAAGAAGGCCACTATCGACTTTGCGAAGCTGAACCGGCTTTGCATCGTACGTACTAAAGAGCTGGCACCGGAGTTGTTTTAAATAAGGGAGACCGAATGAAAGATTTGTTCAAGGTAGAGAGCGACGACCACAAGATAGGCATGGTGGCGATACTGAGTATCGCTGTCGTACTGCTAACGCTGACGGTTCAATGTAGCATCAGAAGTGGGCTACGTGAAGCCAGAAACAGCGGTAAGACAGCCGAAGCTGTTACCAGGCTGATAGAATCGGGGATCAGCCCTACGTGCGCTCGATACGCTATCGTAGGAAAGGGGACGCGCCAAAGCACGCACGTGTACAATCAATGCACGTCCACGGTAGTAAGCGAAGGGGAAGCAGAATGACCAAGCGAGCCATCCCCGAGCGCTGCCCCGAGGGGGCCTTTCGTTTCCGTGATCGTCCGCCGATGGACGAGGACTGTGTAACCTGCAAGTGTGAGTTGTTCGATGACGATTTCGTCCGGTGGGACAAGGGCGGACTACGCCACCACGATTGCCCTCAAATAACCGCCCGAGGAGACAACTAAAATGAACTACGATCTAGTACTAGAGGGAGGCGGGGTCAAGGTACCCGGTCTCGTCGGAGCCGTAGCGGCAATTGAACAACAAGGGTTCGAACCTGCCTGCATAGCCGGTACGTCGGCTGGGGCCATCGTGGCTTCCATGTACGCAAGCGGTTACACCCCGGATGAGATGCACATGATCCTAAATGACGTGAACTTCGAGTCCTTCAAGGACGGCGCGGGGTTCGGCCGTAAGATTCCGAACCTGCTGCGGAAGAAGGGCATCTATCGCGGAGACACCTTCTACCGTATGATGCAAGGTTTCATGAGGGACAAGGGACTGCTGACCTTTGGTGATCTGAAGGTGGACGGGGCTGAGCCGAAGAGGCGGTACAAGCTGAGGGTGTTCGCTGCGGATATCACCCGGGGCACGCTAGTCACATGGCCGGACGACGCCAAGTTGTATGGGCTTGACCCGGACTTTCTTGAGGTAGCGTGGGCTGTCAGAACTAGCATGAGTATCCCATATTTCTTCTGGCCTATCCGGATGGGAGGTAGCTACTTCGTAGACGGAGGCCTATTGAGTAACTTCCCAATCTGGCAGTTCGACTCTAACCGGACCCCCAACCACCCCACCTTCGGCATCAATCTGTCGGAGAGCGGGTCGGGTAGGGCACGGAAGATCGACAGCAATCTGGACTTCCTACAGGCCATCATACAGACAGGGCTGGAGGCTCACGATAAGCGGTTCATCCGTCCGGGGGACCTACAGCACCGAACAATCATGGTGCCCGTTGGTGACACCAAGGCTACCGACTTCGGCATCACTGCCGCGCAGAAGGAAGAGCTGTACCACAGCGGGTACCGATCAGCGACTGAGTTCCTTAGGGGCTGGCGTTGGGAGGATTACTTGGAATGGGCGAGAGAGGCGCGAGGAATTGTTTAGATTCTGGAGTAAGGTGGACAAAATGGATGATCCGGACTTATGCTGGGTTTGGACTGCTTACGTTTGGCCCGATGGTTACGGCTGCTTCTGGCTCAACGGAAAAAATGTTCGGGCGCACAGAGCCTCTTGGGAGTTGACGCACGAACGACCAATTCCTTATGGGCTCCTGATCTGTCATACTTGTGATAACCGAAAATGCGTTAACCCGAAACACCTTTTTGTAGGCACGTACAGAGACAACATTCACGACTGCCGTGAGAAGGGTAGAATAGCGCGAGGGGAGCTACAAGGACTATCTAAACTGACAGAGAAGAAAGTAGTGAACATTCGCAAGTTACGGGAAAAAGGTCTAACTTGGGGGGAGATAGGCGAAATGGTTGGGGTAGATCGCACTACGGCCAGTAAGGCGTATAGAGGTAGAACATGGGCGCACATCTCGTTTGAGGAGAAGACATGAACACCCGACAGCTCATCTGTGTAATCGTAGCCTGCCTACTGCTCTCAGGGTGTGCTATGGTCAGGCTTCCGGACGGGGCACAGTACAGCACGCTGGGGATTGCCTCGGTGGAGGACTGTACCTTCCGCGAGGACGGTACGGTGGAGCGGTGCACCTATCTTGAAACAGATGCCTTCTCGGGTTGGGAAGCCATCATTAACGGGACAGCTAAGGCCATCGTGAGAATTTTCACGCTAGGCCTAGTGTCCATCTAAAAGGGAGACGATAATGACAAAGTTCAGATTCATTTTGGGCGATACTCCGGTGGAGCAAGAAGCAACGCCCATTCGGCTTGCTCTAAAACCATCCGAATCCAAATCCGATGACGTGGATTTGGTGCAGCTAGATGATAGTGGAGGTACGAGTAAGTACATCCTTAGCATCAAGCATGACGGTACCTTCTACAGGTACGCTGGCGGCAGCTTCTCCGATGTAAGAGATGATGGACGGATCAAGGAGGCGAATACACGGTCATGATAGACAACCTAACCGAGGGCTTCATGCCCGTGGCGGTACGAGACGACCACAACGGCAATACCGTGGTGTCCTTCAACACTGAGACCCGAGAGTTCCTTCTGTCTGTTTCAGGTAAGCTGGCGGGCCCCTTCAAGATCGAGGAGTTGAAGGTTCTTCGGGAGAACATCAACGACGTGGTCGAGATGCGAGGGCGTTACATGTTCATCAAGGACTACGACGTAAGAGGCGATAAGAAGTAAGCGCTATGATCAGACCCACTAGAATCAGATTCGATGACGCCATCACCAACTCCAGTGATCCCAAGCTGCGCGGGAAAGAGGTTCAGAAGTTCTTCAAGAACGTCAACTGGTGCGTCAATACAGGGGTGCTGTTAACTCCGGCTATCCTGTGTCAAGATATCGAAGAGTTCCCCGACGGGATCAAGCTGCTAAGGGAAATGACCGAGGAGGAGGTCATCTACCCGGACCTGCACGGCTGGGATCATGGGCCCTACGCCCCTCGCTCACAAGCTGAGGTGGAAGAGCACTTGGATAAGTCGATGGTCTGGTTCAAGAAGAACCTAGGGGTTCTCCCCATCAGGTGGGTGACGCCCCACGGCGCGGACAGCGCCGCCATGCAAGCCGCGGCAGGTAAGTTCAATCTGGTAATCGAGACGACCGACTACCCCGTCATTGATCAGAAGACGTTGGACCCTAGGCTTCGTGAGACGCGAGACTTGTCCGTCATGACCGAGCGAGTGGTGATGGTGCATTGGTGGGAGCACGGGCTTCGACTCTACCGTATCGCTAGGATCATTGAGCACCAAGGAGTGGCGGCGGCGATTGAGGTCACACGAAGTGAACTGAGCGTGAAGGACCACGCTATTTGCTGGGGTACGTGGACCAAGGAGATTTTGTGATCCCTGACCCTCAACTAAGCTTATGGATCATAGCGTGTCAAGCCTGTCTGAGAAACGGGTTCAATAAATACTGTAACCCCTGCGCAGAGACTTTTCGAGAGCCTATTCCTCTGACGGAGTTTTACGATGGACTATCATGAGCACTATATGTGCTACGCCTGCGGTTCTGTCGGGTGGACCAGCATAATCGCTCCGGCGGTGGGTAGGTGTGGGGAGTGTAAAAGTTGTTGCTCAACCGGGCTGGAACCGTTTCCCCTTACGGAGTTCTACGATGAGCCCTGAGGCGTGGATCGTGAACATGGCTGCGACGTTCGTACTCATTAGCGGCGTTGCTAGGAATTGGTGGGTCGCTCAAGGCACGTTGAAGCCCGTCTACTGGTTGATGTTGCTCATGGCTGTGGCTAACACTTTGATCAATGTAACCATTTCGGTGAACGACCCTCAATATTGGGGGCTCTGGTCATACAACCTATTGAACATCTGGTCCTTTGGTATGGCGATCAAGGGGCTACAACGACTACGGGTGGAGGAGCAGGAGGATGGAGGCGAATGAGGGCTTTGCAAAAGGTTGGCGAGATCTAGTATGTCACACTTGTCTGAGGGGCGAGTTGGTATGGCGGTACAAGAATAGGTGGGCCAGTATGCGCGAGCCCCCCACGGTGCGGTGTGAAGCCTGTCACGGCACGACGATAACGCCGATTGCTATCACGGAGTTTGGTTAGATATAGATGAACAACCTTGATCTCATTTGCAACTCTTGCATTGGTACGGGAACGGTATGGGCTGACGGTGCCACGTGGGCGGAAGTACGGAGCCGCGACACCCGTAGACTCATCCGTTGTAAAGCCTGTCATGGCACGTCGATAGTGCCCATTGCTATCACGGAGTTTGGCTAGATGAGGAAGTTTAGTGATGCACTGTGCTTCAAATGCAACGGCTCAGGACGAGACTGGCCTCCTGTGAGGAGGGACAGTGACCACGGTATAGAGTACAGAGGCCTTTGCGGGTCGTGCTGCGGCACGGGGTTAGCAATGTTCCCTCTAACTGAGTTTGGAGTTTCATGATAACCATTGAGCCTGACAACGTATGGACACTGTGTCGCTACGACAACGCGGGAGCCAGCCCGCTAAAGAACATACTGGACCGGGGCTTGAAGGTAGAGGTGCCCGGGGCGGAGTACCTGTACTCGTTCAAGTCTGGTGCTTGGGACGGCAAAGCCCGGCTATGGGAGGACTACATTGATCCTACCACCAAGCAACACGCGGGTGTTCAGATCCGCAGCGGCCTTGTCCCGAGACTCATCTCTCTATTGAACTTAGGTGGGGTGACTTGGCAAGTAGGCCTAGACTCGCGGGCGCTGACTCGTTCGGCCAGCCTAACGACCACACAGGTGAAATTGCGGGACTACCAATTCGAGGCGGTAAAGGCCGCCTTTGGAAACCAGAATGAGTTCGGGTGGTGGCCTCGGGGCGTGCTCGCTCTGGCTACTGGCGCAGGCAAGACCGAGATAGCGGTCGCAATGTACGAGATGAACCGCGTGCCTACCGTCTTCCTTGTTCATCGGAAGGATCTGTTGATCCAAGCAAAGGAGCGCTTTGAGCAGTACGGTCACACCGTAGGTGTTATAGGCGACGGGAAGTTTGAGCCCCATAAGGGCATCACCGTTGCCACCATGCAAACCTTTCATAGGATCTTACAGGCGCATGGAGACGGCGCGCTAGAAGCGTCAGCCGCGGACCTCGATAGGCTAAACAAACTAAGCTCCTACATGTCCAGCACCAAGCAGACGTTCTTTGATGAGTGCCACCTCATGGCTTCCAATATGGACAGGGGTAATCAGTTCGTCAAGGTCTCCGACTTCATTGACGTACCCTACCGCTGGGGCTTGACAGCCACGCCGTTCATGAGGACGCAGTACGACAATATGCTGTTAGAGGCGGTAACAGGTCAAGCGTTATATCGTATCAGCTCTAAGGAGTTGATTGACCTAGGCTATCTAACCCCTCCCAGGGTCGTCATGAAGCGCGTCAAGGGCACCATAGCTGTGACGCTGGACTGGAAGGGCTCCCGCTCCAGCAAGTCGCGGGCTGAGTACTGGCGTAAGGTTGAGGAGAAGGGAATCAAGTTCAACGAGATCCGCACCAATATGATCGTAGATGAGGTGGCTAAGGGGCCGTACCCTATGTTGATCTTGGTAAAGACCATCGAGCAGGCCCACTTCATCAAGGACGCCCACAAGAGGATAGTGGGTCACGACATATTATTTCTGTCTGGAAGGGACTCGGCTAAGGATCGACGTGCTGCGATTGGGCAGTTGAGAGACGGCTCTGTTCAAGCTGTCATAGCGACGACCATTTTCGATGAGGGGGTAGACGTTCCGGAGCTACGGAAGGTGATCTTGGCTTCGGGCGGCAAGTCGCAAGTGAAGACCATTCAACGAGTAGGTCGGGCCCTGCGTAAGGCTGGCGGTAAGAGCGTGGCGGAGATCGTGGACTTTTATGACGCGCACCACACTATGTTGGAGAAGCACTCCAAAGCACGGGAAGCGGTGTACAGAGAACAGGAGTTCGAGGTGATTCATGGGTAAGAAGTTGTGGGCGGCCAAGGTAAATATCGGAGGAGGCTTGTGCACAGAAGAGCCCACTCATATGGTGTATAGCGGGGAGATGGGATCATATTGGGACGATGAAGGAGATTGGGATGTTAGAGGGCCGGGCCTAGAGCGTCACGACGGGTGGGCTTGTTTCGCGTCTAAAAACAAACGAGAAGTGGAGATCTTCATACAGGGCGCTCAAACTTTCATTACCGTCTGTCTGGCTAGGTACGTAGATGAGTGAACGACGACAGAAGCCGAAGCCCTGCCCGTTCTGCGGCCAATCTAACCCCTATGTAGGTCCGCATAGATTCATGACTAGCGCAGTTTGGTGCTTTGACTTTGAAAAAGAAAGCGGGTGTGGAGGAAGGATTGTAGTAGCCAGCCCAGATAGGCATCCTAAAGGAATCCCTGATACACTACACAGCATCGAGATGTGGTGTGAGCGGCGGGCCATTGAAAAATGGAACAGGAGAAGTAGTTGCTGAAGTTCAATGAGTACGCAATGGTGTCCGCTCTATGCTCTAGGGAGCAGGACGCCCACGACGTCAAGAAGGTGTTCAATCCTGACTGGCTGAAGGACGCTGAGTTGAAGCCGGTGCTCAAGGCCGTGTTTGATTACATGGACAGCCAAGCGACCACACCCAGCATCCCCTCGTTATCTCAGTTCATGGAAGAGCGCGATAAGGAGAAGTTCAACGCGAGGTGGCGTACAACGATTGAACAGCTCAAGGGATACGATACAGCCACACAACGTTACAATGTAGCCAAAGCTAAAGAAGCGGCAGCCGCCATGTCACTGCACTATCTGATCCACGAGCAGCGGTTCCAGAAGATGCTCACTAACGGACAAGCCGACGCGCTGAAGGGGGAGCTGTCAACCTGGCTAGCTCAGCACACTGAATCGGATGATGAGGGGCTGTTCAGCATCCAAGAGGCGTTCGACAAGATGGTGGACGACCATCCGTGGAAGGGCAAGAGGCCAAAGATCGGCACGGGGCTGAAGCCCATCGACCTTTGGTCTGGGGGGTTGCGCTCTCCTCAGATGGGTATTATCATGGCGCCTAGCGGCCACGGTAAGTCGGCCTGTTTGATGAACGTCGCCTTCCATGCGGCGGCTATTGAAGACCAAACGGTGCTGTTCATCACGAACGAGATGACCACCAACGAGCAAACGGAACGATTCGCTGTCAGGATGCAACAACCCGCCGTTGACCCGGTCACGGGGGAACTCTCGTTCGTCTCGATGAACGAGATTCAAGACGAGCCCAGCAAAGCATACAAAAAGCTACAGGGCTATCAGGCTATGCTTAGCAAGCGTTTGTTCATCTACTCTGCTAACCTCGGTCAGACGGTCGAGGGTGTAGAGGACGTGATGAAGAGGGTTAGGAACGAGCACGGCGTTTGGCCTGATATGGTGGTGATAGATTACATAGAACGTATGAGCACCGTGATCCGAATGGACAAGGGGGCCACATGGACGTACTACGGTCAGATAGCGAAGGAGCTGGTGTGGTTGGCTAAGAGGCGCAACTGTTCGATCTGGACCGCGATCCAGACTAACCGTTCTGGCATGCGGGCCAAGGCGGAGCTAGGCATGGATTCAGCCCAGGGCTCGATTCAGCACCTTCAGGAGGCCGCTTTGCTAGTGGCAGTCAAACGAGTGAAGGTAACCGACGCTACCGGCCAGCCGAAGATTGGACTAGAGTTCGCGGAATTGAAATCACGTCATGGGGCAATGGAGGGCCGGAAGATGGTCATGGAATGTGACCTCTCTAGGATGCACATCTCGGACAAGGAGATTGAGGGCATCAAGGAGATCGAGGACGCCGATACGGATGACGTGCAGCCTAAGGGTAAGAAGAAGATTATGGGCCAGCACCAAGTGAAGAATAAGCCGTGAGTTTGAATGATAGATAGGTTCCTAGACGTTTCGGGGCGTATCCCGCATATCGGGGATCGTGTAAGAATAGACCAGCCGAACGTTAAGGCCTATTGGGCTAGACTTCGGAGGCTATATGTGCATGAGAAACGCGAGGACCTTGTCGCAGTTCTTGAGCATGAAGACAATGGAGGTGAGCATCACGTTATGACCGACTACGTTACTCGCGCTCGCGACAAAGCCCAGGCCGTCCGGCCCGCAAATGAGACGTCGGGCTACGCGGAGGCTCTACGTGTGATAGCAAAGAGACGAAGGAATAGACGATGAAGGGTGACTACACCAAATCAGCAGTCCTAGACTGGCTGCATCGAACATCGGGGGTGGATAGTAGGCCATCCCCGGATGAAGTACAAACAACGTGTCCGGAATGCAGCGGGAGTAAGCTGTATTTCAACATCCAGAAGCAGGTAGGAATCTGTCACTCAGCCTCCTGTAAGTGGCACGCGAAGGTACTCCTCAGTGACCTGATCGAGGTGTTTGGATTTGCCCCGAACCAGGGAGGAGAATGGGAGGCTCAGGAAGCTGAACATGCACTGAAAGAGGTGAAGCTACCGGGCTGGCCTCTCCTGACCCTGATGATTCAGGAGTTGATGACTACTAACCAAGCCGCCTTGGACTACCTTAGGGGCCGAGGCATTGACGACGCGGTTACCCTCAATTGGGGGTTGACGTGTGATGGAGAGAGAATATATGTACCGATTTTTAATGGCGACGGTAGCGTTTTGTGTAACTGGAATTCTCGTGTTCTCCCTGGTTATGATGGCCCTAAGTACCTTTATTGTAAAGGAGCCAAAACCAGTCACTACATCCTCGGTTGGGGAGAATGTCGAGACTGGGAAGACCTCGCTTTGGTTGAAAACACCTTCGTCTCCCTCGCTTATCGAAGTCGAATGCACTGTTCAACCACGTTCGGGTCGAATGTATCCGACACCCAAGCAGATGCTATTGCCGAGTCAGGGGTCAGACGTGTTGCCGTCCTCTGGGATGAGGGTGCCGAGATGGGAGGTGATCGAGCGATCAAGAAACTTAGTGATCGAGGAGTAAGGACGGCCTGTTGGAGAATCTTGGGGCAGCCCGATGACTATCCCATTGAGTGGGTAGAGGAGAAGTGTAAACTGGTAAAGAAGGCCGCGGACGAGGGAGTCCGCTGGCTGGATTTCCGAGAAGAGTGCCGCGAGCTTCGCGCAAACGGCATTATTTACTAGAGGAGAAACTATGGAACCGAATGCCCAAGACAAGCCGCTGGTCCCGCCCAGCGAGGAACAGTGGTTTGCTTTGTTCAAGGATATCCACGAGCAACTCAAGCACATCGCTAACGGTGTGAACGCGCGGCGGCTGCGGTAATATGCCCCAATACCTATACCAATGTAAGGAGTGCTTGCGGGAGCTGGACATTGAGCACAACATCAAGGAAGACGCTCGCACGCATCAGAAGCACATGAAGTTCGGCGGTCACGGAGAGGCCTGTGACGGCGAGATAATTAGGCTCATAGCTCCCGGAGGTTCTTTCACTTTGAAGGGCGGCGGGTGGACAGGTAAGACGTATTCATGACCCAACCCCAGATCATTCCCGTGGTGGATATGTCCACCCTGTCTTGTCGAGACGGCAATTTCCTTTGCAAGCTCGGCGCTATGGGGTGCTCGTCTGTCCAGATCAGCGGGCAGCCAGCATCTCATGTGGCTGAAACGCAGCAGACAGAGGCTAAGTGCCTCAGCCCCGTACCGGCTTTGGGCGGGGGCCAGTATGACCTCATGGTGATCGGCGATATGCCAGCAATGGACGATGACCGTCTCGACATGGTTTGGGCGGACAATTCGGGTGCTCAAGTCGTCAACTTCCTCCAGAAGGCGGGGCACAACCTCGACCGGGTCTGGATGACCAAGCTCGCCAAGTGCAGGCCCCGTGTGAGAGGCCGCAAGCCCACCACTTCCGAGTACAACACGTGCCGGGATGAGCACCTCCGTAAGGAGATCATGTTGATCCAGCCCAAAGTGGTCATACTCGTTGGCGCTCCCTCGCTTCGCGCGTTCAACCTCATGGGTAACGGCTCCATCAACTCCATTCACGGGAGGGTGTTTGAGGAGAAGTTCGCGGGGTGGGACGACGGGCCAACCTTCAAGGTCGTTCCTACTCTCAATCCGGCCACCTTCTTCTACCGGCCCAACAAGAAGCTTCAGGCCCGAATCGGACACGACTATCTAGTCGCTAAGGATCTGTTGGACGGTAAGGAGGCTAGCGACCACTTCGTCCCCGATTGGGAGCTTATCGACTCACCTGAGAAGCTGGAATGGCTGAAGGATAGATTACTGAATTCGACTATGTTTGGGTGGGATACGGAATCCGCTGGACTGAGCCTGCATAGGGCACCCGTGATCAGCTACCAGTTCGCCTGGGGCTGGGACGAGTGCGCTGTGCTACCTATCATGCTGCATGATCCCGACGCCCCCGAGGAGCAGGAATTCCACTTGAAGCAGGGGTTTGGCGCCAAGAATGATGAATTGGTTACCCAGTTCATGCGGGACGTATTCAAGACCCCCAACATCGCTAAATCAGCCCACAACCACAAGTTTGACGTGAACGTGCTACGGTGGGGCTACGGCGTCAACATCGAGGGTTTCCTATACGACACGTGGACGATGAAGCACCTTCAGGATGAGGTACCCCCGTCCACGCTAGAGTTCCTATGTGATCTGGAGTTCGGATGGGGCGATTACTCCGCCGAGAAGAGGGCTATCACAGGCTCAGGTAAGAAGCTGAAGGCGTCCTACGACAAGGTGCCGGATGCGATCCTGTGGCCTTATGGGGCAACTGACGCCCTGGGAACCTACAGGCTGACGTGCCTCTACGCTGACCGACTCAAAAAGCAGCACCAGAACCTGTGGGACTTCCACACCATAGAGTCGGAGCCCCTCCAGAGATCCCTGGCCCGCGCTGAGTACAAGGGCGCGCTCGTCCACACCACGGCGATGGGCCTTCTAAACGACAGGTTCAGCCGAGAGCAGAAGACTCTGTTGACCCGTTTGCGCGGGGCCTCAGCCAAGCCGGATTTCAACCCCAACAGCGACACCCAAGTGTTAGCTGCCCTCTTGACTATGGGCGTAAAGGACGTGGAACTGGAGGAGAACAGAAACGCCTCGGGCTACTCCACCGACAAGCAGAAGTTGAATGACTTAGTTGAATCTAACAAACAGCCCCAGGCTGATTTTGCCGCAGACATGATTACCTACCGGAATCGCACTAAGATGATCAGCACCTACCTAGAGAACTGCAAGGAGGACCTCGACTCTGATGGTAGGGTACGATATTCTTGGGTGATTGCGGGCCCGGTAACGGGTAGGCTGTCTTGCCGGTTCTTTCATCAGATCCCGAAGATTGATGAGTCCATCGTTTGCTACGGACCTAAGAAAGCCTACGTCCCGTTCGCCCAGAGGCTAAAGGACGAGAAGCTGGTCATGCGGGATATGTTCATCGCTCCAGAAGGTTACAAGTACGTCTACGGCGATTTCTCCCAAGTAGAGCTGCGCATAATGGCAATTGAAGCTAACGACTTGGAGATGTTGAACATTCTTTCGGATCCGAAGCAGGACCTACACACGGCTACGGCGTTCGAGTTCATTCGCACTCAGTGGGCGGATATGAAGGAGTCGGACGTTAGCAAGGCCAATCGCACCGAAGTGGGCAAGCGAGTCAATTTCGGCCTCGCTTATGGATCGGAAGGGTATTCTCTAGTCAAGACAGGTAAGTGGTACGACGCCAACGGCATCGAGAGAAACTTCACATGGGACATGCTGAACGCAGGGATGGCCTCTTGGAAGGAGAGGTTCTCCGGAGTAGGCCGATTCATTGACCTCACTCCGGACAACGTGAGGGCGAAAGGCGGTATCGCGACGAACGTGTTCGGTAGAGAGCGTCACTTCGGTACGTCCCTCAACGCTCCTAACGAGTGGGAGAGGGGGAAGGCCGAGAGAGAATGCGTCAACTTCTTCATTCAGAGCGTGGCGGCGTCTCTCACCAATCGGACCATTATTGTCATTGACAAGATGCTTGCGGAGTACGATATAGGCGAGGACGTCGTCTGCCTGGTAAACACCGTACATGACTCCGTGGCCTATGAGGTAAAGGACAGTCACGTGGAGTGGTTCATGAAGGCACTAGAGGCTATCTCCCAAACCCCGTATCCTGAGCTTGGAAACGCCGTGTTCAAGATTGACTGCGGCTATGGACAAAACTGGACGGACGCAGAGAGGGCAGCATGAACGACAAGTGGGACGTGAGATTTGTAGAACTAGCACGCCACGTGGCGCAGTGGAGTAAAGACCCCAGCACCAAGTGCGGGGCGGTAATCGTAGACCGGCACAAGAAGGTGCTAGGAATGGGGTTCAACGGGTTTGCCGCCGCCACCGACGACTCGCCAGAGAGGTACGCGGACAAGGACGCAAAATACAGCGGGGTAATCCACAGCGAGGAAAATGCCATCCTCAATTCCTTTACACCTCTCTACGATACCGAGATTTATCTATCTGGTATGGCATGCGACCGCTGTACTTCTCGGCTAATTCAAGTAGGCATTACCAAGGTGGTAATCCCTTGCAAAGAGGAGGACCCCTTTTCCTATCGAGATGATTGGGAGGATTCAATGAACCGAGCAGCCGCCCAATTCAAAAGTGCTGGGGTGTGGCTGCGCCCTCTGAAGCCTACGGGATTTGACGTTACCAAGTTGATGGGATCTAAACACCCGTCGCCGCCGATCTGCGTCAACCCAGGCACTAACTACGAGGTAGACGTGGGCTCTGCGGGGGAGCTGCCGGAGTGGTGGCCCGACAATCACAAACTGACTGGTACGGTTGGCGGCTACTTGACAAAACCACAGCTCGATTACGTGGCAACGTGCCTACGCGAGAATGCCGAGCGCGGCCGGTTGCTGCGGGCTGTGGTGGACGGCTGGGATAACAATGCCAGAACTAACATGGCTGAGATACGCCAAGCCATCGAAGCCGTGCGGAAGCATATACAGGGAAGCAAATGACTAACTTCGAAAAGCTAAGTGAGTTCCACGAGAAGTTCAGCGTGGTAATAGGCTCCAAGGGTCACCTATGCACAGACGAGCGGGCGCTGCTGAGGGCTAGGATCATGATGGAGGAGCTAGCCGAGCTTGTAGAGGCCATGCAGCTTCACGATTACCCGCAGATAGCTAAGGAGCTGTGCGACGTGCTTTATGTTGTGTACGGAACCGGGCTAGAGTACGGCATTCCGGTTGACGAGGTGTTTGCTGAAGTACATAAATCCAACATGACTAAGACTCCGACAACGGATGCCGGTGGAAAGATCATGAAGGGACCGGACTATGAGCCGCCGGATATCAAAGCCGTGCTAGACAAAGTATTCCGAGGAGGAAATAGTTGATGAGTTTCAAAATAGCAATCGCAGTAATTGGCATGCTGACCTTCGCGCTATGCGGCGAGGCGAGGGCGGACCAGCGGGTCTGCGTCGCCATCAATCAACCGGGCTTGTCTCTCGTGGAGGTCTGCCTCGTGGCGGGAAACGGTACCGAGGACTGTGTGGCACGAGGATTCGCGATAGCTTCCAAAGTGGAGAAGATCTATACCCTCCCCACTTCCCTGTCTTCGTTCTGGTTCGGCTGGGACGTGGTCGCGGTCTACGATGTCTGGGCGACGGGCGAAGAGCTGGAGCTGTGGAGAAGAGGCGACGGACGCTTGACCCGTAGATGGACACGCTACCGTGCGCCTCGTTTTCACGGTGCCTGCGGGAGTCCATTGTGACCGCCACCACAATCTGGGTAGAGAGACTCATCCAGCACGAAGGCGAATGGGTGTGGAAGCCCCAAGCCGAACACTTCAATACTGGAGCTGACTTCTCTATTGATGACGGTAACCTGAATCCTGAGATCTGTCGGATGGGCCAGCTCCTAGTCCGATACGGCGACCTCGCAGCACAAATGCAGGCAAACCTGAAACGGAAGGAAGAGAACGTCAAGTACATTCGGGATAGAGTGTCTGGCTACATGAGGTCCTCTGCTGAGGCGGCAGGGGACAAGATGACTGAGGGTAAGCTGTCTGAGAAGGTCACGGTTGATGCGTCATACCAGAAGGCCCTAGGTGAGCTACATATCATGCGAGCCGACGCGCTCAAGGCTGAACATTGGTGGCGCAGTATCATCAAGAAGGCGGAGCTGTTGAACGCGCTAGCGTATCGGCAGGGTCAGGAGATGAAGAGGATTTGACGCGCCAAAAGCGCGCCCGAACATAGCAGGGAACGGCATTATTTACTAGAGAGCAAGGAAGGCGTACGCCAAGGTAGCTCTAATCAAAGGAGAACATAATGGAATTTTTCGGACGAAATGAAGAGACTATTCAGAGCGAGAAGGATGCTCTGGATAAGAAGGCCAATGAGTGGGGAAACAACGCCCCGATGGTATTCCCTCAAAGCGGCACCACAATGGTCCGTGTCCTTCCCCCCTACAGCGACGCAGGCGTCTTCTACCATCACGTGACCAAGCACCGTGTTCAGGTAGGAAGGAACGTTGATGTCTTTGCTTGCCCGGCCGATGCCGAAGGCCTTCCCTGCGCTATCTGCGTGATAGGTCAGGAGCTAACCGAGTCAAAGGACGAAGCAAAGATGAAGTTTGCTCGCGATCTGCGTCCTCGGAATCATTACCTATACAACGTACTCGTACACAGCGCACCCGCAGATCGGGATGGTGAGGTGCCTGAGTTTGGCAAGGTGTACGTGTTGGAAACCGGCATCATGGTCCACCGACAGATCATTGCGCTGGATCAAGATCCGGCCACCGGCTGGGCTGATATCACGAACCCTCAATCGGGCGTGAATATAGTGATTACCCGAACCGGGCATAAGCTGGACACCAAGTACAATGTGACCCCTCACGGCGCTGGCCGCACAGATGTGTTTGCCGACTGCGTTGCTCAGGGTATCGACCCCAACACTCTGGAGCTGATCCGTCTGAATGAGGTGTACGCCACCCCGGACAGTGAGAGGGTGGAAAAGGTGGCCTCAACAATCAATGTGGGTGGTGGCTTCGGCCCCACTCCCACGCCGCGACCGGCTCTCCCTACGGTGAGCCCGGCAGCCGCAGCCGCTATCCCTTCGGCTCCTGCCACGGTGGTTCCCGGGCCGGTCGCGGCCCCTGCCGCTCCGGTCATGCCGGTGGCGCAGCCCGCAGCCTCGACGCCGACCCCTCCTCAGAATCAGCCTGTAACTACGCCTGAGCAATTTGCTTCGGCGGAGGCTGACGCTAAGGCGGCGATGGTGTCTACGACTCAGCCGACTGTCCCTCAGCCGCCTGTGGTGCCTGCACCGCCCCCGATGGACGACGACATTCCCTTCTAGGGAAACTATATGCTGGAGCCTAAAAAAGGAATCCAGAGTGGTCGGGCTGAAGGCCGCGGACCACCTTTTCTCAACTAGGAGGACTAATGAACGAGGCAATGAAGAAGTTGTTTGGCTTGGCGGGAAAGTCAGACATAACAACCCATCTGGGTGACGATCTTAACATGGGGTCGATTGCCCCTTACGGCATCAGCTCGGGGATGGCGGAGCTTGATCTTTACCTAGGTAGACGTGGCGGTCTACCGGCCTCCAAGGTGATTGAGTATTTCGGCAAGCCGGGTTGTGGGAAGACGACCGCTGCTATCCAGGCTGGCGCTGAGTGGCAGAAGCGAGACGGTCTTGTCGTATTCATCGACACCGAAATGAGCTACACGCCAGAGAGAGCGCGCGAGCTGGGGTGTGACCCAGAGAAGGTATTCTGGCATGAGGCCAATACCATTGAGGAGATCTTCAAGACCCTGATTTACTATCTGGGTGAGATCGACGTGGAATCGAAGAAGAAGAGCAAGCCCGGGTGGCTGAAGGAGGTTGGTTTTGAAGGCCCTGTTTTGTTCATTATTGATTCTACTACGGGGGTTCCCACTATCGCGGACGCCCAAGGAAACATTGACGCCTCCGACCGACCGGGGTTCGAAGCCAAGCAGATCAAGCGAGGACTGAAGAAGGTAAACCCGCTGCTGCATGAGCACGATTCGAAGCCTAGTATCCTTTTCATCAATCACTCCGTCTCCAAGATCGGCGGGTGGGGTAAGTCCTCCGATTCGGGAGGTGGCTTGGGCATCAAGTTCTACGCTACCGTAAGGATTGAATTCACGAGCATCGGCCACATTCTCAACCCTTCCACCAAGGAGCGGCGAGGCCAAAAGGTGAACATCGAAATCATCAAGCTGAAGCAGGGGCACCTTGAGTGGCCTAAGCTAACGTCTGAATTGATGAACGAGGACGGCTTCGACAAGTACGAGAGCTTGAAGCTAGCGATGGTAGCTACCGGATTCGCTAAGCGTCCGAAGGGCGGCAAGATCGTGACTGTGTTGCCGGATACCGATTACGAGGCTCAGTTCGCACAAGCGGACTTCCGAACGTGGGTGGAGCAGCAAGGCGGCTACGATCAGGTCTATCAGAACTGGCGTCGTTGGAGTGTTCGTGAAGGGGCGTTACAGCCCTGGGGGAGTGAAGGGTGAATATTAGAGTAGCGGAATATACAGATGAGGAACTGACTAAGTTCGCTAACGCGGTGAAGGAGGCCGTAATTGCTAAGCTGGTCTCGGACAGCATCATTGATCCCACGTTCGACTATGAAGAAGTCTGCGCCGTTTATGCGGTAATTCCACTTCGCAAAGGCATTTTCGGCCATCTATACGACAAGCTACGAGGCCTTGAGGACAATAAGATCTACCTAACGGTAATGAAGGCAGAAAGATGAGCGTAGAGCTGCTGTTTTACCTGATCTTTGGGCTGGTCTCGGTAAAGCTAGAGCACGAAACCTTCGCCTTCGATTTCAAGGACCTCTCACGAAGAGAATCCATTATCGCCGTACTTCAACAAAGCGTTCATTACATTCGCATCATGCTAGTGTGGCCTCTGTACGTGGTTGAAGACTGGCTGATCTACTTTGACAATAAGGGGATGGAAGAGTGAAGCGCCTCATATTCAGCGACCTCCACCTCCACACATGGAGCTACGGCTCTACCGTAAATGAACAAGGATTCAACTCCCGCTTGTGGTCTCAGTGGGAGGCATGCCAGGAGATGATCAATGACGCTGAGAACGAAGGGGTCAAGTACGCATATTTTTGCGGGGATCTCTTCCATGTCCACGGCTCCATCCCCACCCAGGCCCTAGTAATCGCCTCAAGGCTGTTCAAATCGCTCCGTGAGCGGGGTATTCAGATCCGGGCTATACCGGGCAACCACGATATGTACGACCGTCTGGGGACGATCCACGCGCTCTCAATGCTATCTGATGAGGAGACCCAGGGTAAGTGGGACGATGACGGGCTGATGGTGCACGCCCTGCCCTACACGACCGACGAGGAGAAACTCAAACGGTTCCTGGGAGAGCTAGCATGGGACTATGGGGAATGTGGAGGCGGGATGGTGATGCTGCACCAGGGCGTCGCTGGGGTCCCGCTCTCCTCTGGGTTCGTCTTGGACGAGCGGCTCACCCCCGACATGATACCGGATAACGTGCGTGCCTTCACAGGGCACTATCACTTTCACCGAGCGGTCACGCCTAATCTGACTGTGGTAGGGAATCTGACAGCACTAAACTGGGGGGACATCGACCAAAATAAGGGGTGGGTGATCTGGAACGATTGGGGCGCCGACGAGTCCGAGACGATGGAATGGAAGCATCAGACCAAGGCCCCTCACTTCATAAACTACTGTACCGGGTTCCTTGGTTTCGAAGGCAATTTCGTCAGGTACAATAATCCTGTCGATGTCAAGGAGCAGTCAGAGTTGAGGGCTTCTTTGATCAAGAACGGAGCCCTCACGGTGGAGTTCCCCACAGTTAAAGTAGATAAACAGCAGAGCACCGTTCGCACCGGGGATGAGATCACCATCGAGCACGTGGTAGAGCAATTCGAAAATCAGACAGAAGGTCGCCGCAGAGAGGTGGGCGTCGAAGTACGGGAGGAGAACTATGCACCCCAAGACTGACGATATCACTTGGAAGAACGCGGCAGACGAAGATCTCTGGCTCTTCGACAAGCTGATCTTGGCTAGAACGAGAGGCTACGTGTGTGGGCCGGTAGGCGTGGACGTCCCTAAGCCCGGCTACTATGTGATCCGACCCATCACCAACATCCTGGGTATGGGTAGAGGCGCGTTTATTCAATGGATAGAGCAGACAACAGACAGCCTCCCCGTAGGGTATTTCTGGTGTGAGGTCTTCACCGGCAGACACCTGAGCGTAGACTATGTTGACGGGAAACAGTCCTTGTGTGTGGAGGGCTTCCGTGATGAGGACGCGCCGCTATACAAGTGGGACCGATGGGAGAAGGTAAACGATAAGGTCACTTACCCGTTTAACCAAACATTTCCGCTCCTCAACTGTGAGTTCATTGGCGGGAAACTGATTGAGGTCCACTTCCGGCTGAACCCCGATTTTCGTGAAGGGTACAAAGTCATTCACCCGATCTGGGACGGGGAATTCATACTATGGGAGCTGGGACTGCCTCTTGTGGAGGACCGGGAATACTTGAGACGGGGCTTTCTAGTGGAGAAGGAACAATGAAACTGCTGAGTCTCAAGTTCAAGAATCTGTTCTCTCTTGGGGAGGGAGAGATCAACTTGCAAGGGCGTGGGCTGACATTGGTAACTGGCTACTCCGAGGACGAGCATTCGTCCAATGGGGCGGGCAAGTCCAGTCTTGCTAACAAAGCGATACTGTGGACGTTGTTCGGCGAGACGGCTGGTGGCTTGAGGGCTGACGCCGTCCTCAATCGGCATGGGAAGCGGAAGTGCTTCGGAGAGATTGAATTCGAAGGCGCGGACGGAGAAGTCTACAAGATCCGAAGGGAGCGCCCGGCTAAGCTATCTTTGTTCAAGGGTGTAACAGATATCTCGGCTCATACCGCCAAGGCTACACAAAGTACTGTAGACCGGGTCCTGGGATTTGACTTTAGGACTTTTGTGCAAACGTCATTCTTCGGGCAGGGGCGCGGGGTTCCTTATCCCAGCTTACCTCCTAAGGAGCAGAAGGCCGTACTTGAACAGATCCTTCCGATGGAGGAGGTTGATCGGTGGGCCGTCTACGCCGACAAGCAACTCAAGGAGCTGAGGCCTAAGCTGAATGAGAGTGAGCTGGGTATACGGGAACTCCAGGGACGCCTCGCCGCGTTGGAGGGTCAGAAGGTCAGGGCAGAGACAGACGGGATCGAGTTTGAAGAGGGAAGGACAACGCGCCGACATAATGCCGAATCGCATCTAGTTCTAGTCAAGAAGGACTTCAAGCCCGAATGGGATCTTTTGGAGGCTGATAGGGCCTCATTGGAAGGCACAACCAAGGATTCACTCGGGATTGATTTGGTATCCCTGGACATGAGGATAGAAGAAGTAGCTGCTTCTTTGTCTAAGGCGCAGGAAACCGTCAGAGAGTGCAATCTAAGTCATAGCTTGTGGGAGGCAAAGTTTCAGTCTCTCACTGCGGGTAGGAGAGCTATAAACGCCGAGTCGCAATGTCCCGTTTGCAAGAGAGACTACGATGCAACTACTCAAACGGCCGTGAAGGAGAAGGCCGAACAACTAGACGAGCAGATAAAGGATAGTGTTCAAGTCCTCGCTAGCTGCTCTGAGGTGTCGGGTCACTATATTGCGGAGGAGCAGAGCCTCTCCAAGCAGCGGACAGAGCTACTACGTGGGCGCCAAGATCTCGAACGCAAGCTGAATCTGACAGGTAGGCTTGAACAGCGAACGGAGATCATTCGCGCAAAGCAGGAGGCGGCTGAGGCGGGAGCCAGGGAGCGGCTCGCTACAGTAGACAACGAAAAGAACCCCCACGGGGAAATCTTTAAGAGACTGAAGGGGGAAGTGTCTCAACTCGGAGGGGCGCTACACGGGATGCACAAGGATCTTGCTACACTCCGTGAGGAGGTCGAGCACCTGGCCTATTGGAAGGACGTTTACGGGAAGGAGCTGAAGCTGAAGTTATTCGAAGATGCCTGTCCGTTCCTAGACGCCCGCACAGAGTACCACCTTGGCCGGTTGCAAAACGCTCAAATGCACTGCGAGTTCAGCACCGTTAAACGTCTGGCTGATGGCTCCGCAAAAGAAGAGTTCACCGTCCACGTATGGTCGGAGACCGGCGGGAAGGGATTCGACTCACTTTCCGGCGGCGAGCAGCAAATGGTCAGTTTTGCCGTCGGGCTGTCACTGGCGGACCTAGCCAGTAGGGTGGCCGGTGCATCAAGCGGCTTCCTAATACTTGACGAGCCGTTCACTGAGCTAGACGAACGAAATGGCGAGGCCGTAGTGGAGTACTTGACTTCTGAAGTTGAAGGGGGACGAGATACCGTTCTTCTCATCAGCAATGAGGAGTCTCTCAAGGGGCTCATCCCAAATCGCATACACGTCACTAAATCACGAGGCATCAGCAATGTCAGCAGCGTTCACTGAGAAGCAAAACTATCGAGGGTCCGATGTTCATGAATACGGACTAGACCGAGATGAATTCCTGATCTACTTGCAAGGAGTAGAGGAGTGGACGGCCGGTGAAGAGGAGGGGGAACCCGGCGTAGAGTACCGGATGGCAAATCGGTTCATCAAGAATCTCGATATGCTTTCGGGCATAAACCCTGAAAAGCCCATCACCGTATCCATGAAAACGTGCGGGGGTGATTGGGCTGAGGGTATGGCTATGTATGACGCTATCATAGCAGCTCCAAACCCTGTTACTATCATCAACTATAGCCATGCCCGATCAATGTCCTCCATCATTTTTCAAGCCGCCAACAAGCGTATCATGATGCCTCATAGTACGTTCATGTTTCATGAGGGGACCTTAGCCTCAGCCGGCTCATGGAAATCGGTTATGTCCGACATAGAGTTTGTCAAGCACGCCGATGACCAGATGCACAATGTCTACATTAACGCTATGAAGCGAACACCTCACGGAAAGATGAAGACTTGGAGTCGAAAGCGGATCAAGGAATGGTTGAAGGACCAAATGGACCGGAAAGAAGACGTGTACCTGCTGGCAGGTGACGCGATCAAGTACGGCTTCGCCGACGAAATATTCACTGATTGGCATTCAGTCACTCAGTACACCGACTGGCAGTTGGAGCGAAAGTAATGGATAATCGACTCAAACCAGCCCTCACGCGGGAAATAGTACATGAGATAGCGCTGTTCATAAGTGACCGAAGGTCGCTTGATCGCGCCGGAGACTTCATTCAGGTCAAACTAGATGAGCAGCTAGGCTTAGTCTTTGACGGGCTGGTAGAGCGTATCGCTGATCGTACTGAGGAGCTAGAGGCAGAACAGCCAGAATCCGACACTCGAACTAGGGCTCGTAAGGCTGGGCGAGAGATCTTCGGCCTAGACGATACAGCCCTTGTTTCGAGTAGCGAAACCACTCTCACGCGGAGGGGGAAATAGTGCAGCCAGAGCAAAGAATCGTCATCGAGGCCGTAAGTGACCCTCTCTGGTTGAAGATTGCCCTGCCCTGCTTTTTGGCTGCTATCTCTGGGTGGCTAGGCTATGTGTTCCGTAGGAAGTCATGACGTTCGGAGACATTCGTTGGGAGCTAGAGGGCTTAGCCGCCGCCGCGTCGTTCTGTTTGTTCTTTGCCAACATATGCTTGGCAAATAAGAGCAAGACCGGGTGGGTGCTCAACTTTCTGGGGAATACAGCGTGGATGATCTACGGCATTCTCATGCCGTCTATCGTCATCGGCATTGAGGGTGTCATCTTCAACATTCTAGCCGTACAAGGCTACTTAAAATGGAGGAAGGATGAGCGGGATTAAGACCTCGTCGGCTAAGGGGAAAGGCAAAAGACTTCAAAACTACATCCGAGATAGGCTATTGGAGGCGTTTCCGTGGCTTGGGGAGGGGGACGTAGGGAGCTGTTCGATGGGCTCCTCCGGCATCGACATCCCGCTCAGCCCACTAGGCCGACGCACTTTTCCCGTCTCAATCGAAGCGAAGAAAACTCGCAAGCACCCCGCAGCGGCTGAGATGAGGCAAGCAGCGGCAAATGCTTATGGAATGACTATCCCGGCTGTAGTGTGGTGTCCTCATGGGTCCGGTCTCGCCAAGAGCATGATTACGTTTGAATTAGGGGAATTCCTTGAGTGGTACAAAGAGATAGCTGAACCTCGCCTGGAGAAGGTACGTGAAGAGGAAGAGAACAAGCAATGACATTCATGTGCGAGCATTGTAAGTCTGGGGACGTAGAGCGCCGAGGCACTCGTGAGAAAGACGGAGAAGAGTACGCCCGCCTGAAGTGCCGGGCCTGTAATAGGTGGAGCAAGGCTTTACTTACCTACGATGAGGTGCCCGCATTCAAGCGCACTGAAGACGAACTGGCAGGGATGAGGGATAGCGACATATTTGTCGTCACCTGCGCTCAAAATAACACCCCCCTAGACCTAAAGGCTTGGGCCGGCATCAAGAAGTATGCCAAGTTCCGAGACGCGCAGATCCTTGTGGTCAAACTGCTGTACCGGAACCCGACGTGCCCGGGGGAGCTAGCCTCCAAGGTGGCTTGGTGGCCGCCCGAGGTAGAGCCTTACCTCATCGAACAGCAAATCCAGATAGCTCCAGGGATTCGAGTTGTTGGCGATGCGGGCATTGGCGCGTGTGCGGTCAACCCGCTCACAGGATTTGAGACCCTCACAGGTGCGGATTCTGCTGTCTTCGGTCACGCCCAGATCCAGATGAAGACGGTCGCGACGCCGCAGAATAGACTACCCAAGATCCTCCAAACCACGGGCTCCATAAGCCAGAAGAACTATTCCAAGAGTAAGTCTGGGAAGAAGGGTGAAGAGCACCACTCGCTGGGGTTCTCAGTTATTGAGGTAGACCGGGAAGAAGAGATCTTCCATCTTCGTACGGTAACGGGCGATAAGGACTCTGAGTTCTACGATCTAAACTACCATATCACTAGCCGCGGCGTCAAAAAGATCAATCGCGTTGAGGCTATCATCCTGGGTGATGAGCATGTAGACGTGTTGAGTCAGGATGTGAAGAGGGCCACTTTCGAGGGACCGGACTCAATCGTTCAAACGCTTCGTCCGAAATACATCGTCCGTCATGACGTTATCGACGGCGGCTCCATTAGCCACCACCATCAAAAGTCCCCCTCGACTAGGTACGAAAAGTACCTTGAGGGGAAGAACTGTCTCTTTGGTGAGTTGAAGAGAGTAGCGCAGCACGTTGAAGAGACCACCCCGGACTTCTCCACTAGCGTTATCGTGCCATCCAACCACCACGACCATATCAAACGGTGGCTTGAGGAGGTGGACTGGAGAACGGAGCTGTGGAATGCTGAGATCTACCATGAAATGTGGGCCGCGTGGCTAAAGGCGATAAGGACTAAGCAGCCGTTCCACCCGTTCACGTGGTGGATGCAAGAGAACTGCAAAGCTGATGTGATCTACCTCCAAGAGGATTACCCGTTCATAGTCAAGGACAACTATCTGGGTTATCACGGTCATCGGGGGTCAGACGGGGCCAGAGGCAACATACAGGCGTTCGCCAGGATTGGAGCTAAGACTGTAACCGCCCATCTTCACAGCCCGGAAATCTTCAAGGGAGCTACCCGGGTGGGAACCAGCTCTGAGCTGAGATTGGACTATACGTCCGGCGCTTCTAGCTGGATGAACACCCATTGCATTATCGCGCCCAACGGTAAGCGTCAACTCGTTCACATCCTTTGGGGTGATTGGAGGTACAATGTCAGTAACTAATCTCATCTTAGAGGGGTTGAAGCGGCGGGGCTCTTGGCGTATGATTAAGCGCAACGAGGCAGACTACCTTGAGCGGTACTTCCTTTGGAGGTCCAAGCAGGGCCGCACATATCTGCATAGGCTGTGGGCTAATGACCCGGATGATTTGCATTGCCATCCCTGGTGGAATATCAGTATCATCCTGAAGGGGAGATACCGCGAGCACTTCATGGACGGCACATATCTGGATAGAAAAGCGGGGGACATTATCTTCCGCAGCGCCAAGGAGTTTCATCGTCTGGAGCTGATTGATGGGGATGAGCCGGGTTCGTGCTGGACTTTGTTCATTGCCTTTAAGCACTTGAAGGATTGGGGCTTCATGACTAAAGACGGCTGGATTAGAGCGTCCGAGTACGAACGCCAGCACGTTGAAGTGTTCGGTAGAGATTTCACTATCGAGGGGCGCCTCTTTCCGAAGATGGTGTGGTTGACGTAATGTTCTGGGGTATGACGGCCGAGCAGATACGGGCGTGGACAGCTCAATTTAGGAACCACACCGCGGAGGTTATGGCGAGCGCCGCTGAGAACCCTGCTCCAATCATCTCGTCTAAACACCGAAGATGCGCGGGGTGCGGGAAATTCATGCAGAAGGACGAAGCTCATATACTGGTAGGAAGTGACTACTCCCATATGACTGAACAGTGTATGGACAAAGTAGCAACAAAGATTAGAGAGGAGAAACCAGACTGGGACTGGACTCCCGGTAACAAGGAGATTCGGAAGTGATTCATCGTGAGATTGAGTTCAGACTCACAGATAACTTCCTAAAGAAGTATAAGCGTAAAACCGTTCTGTGGGGCCCACTAGGCTACTTCAGCTATAAGCGAACGTACGCGCGCCCAACCGTAGGTAGTAAGACCGAGGAGTGGTGGCAGACAACTCAACGTGTAGTTGAGGGCTGCTTCCTCGTGCAGAAAATCCACTGTCATGATTGGAAGTTGCCGTGGAACGAGCGCCGCGCGCAGCACTCTGCTCAGGAGATGTACCGGCTGATCTTTGACATGGAGTTCCTCCCTCCCGGGAGGGGTCTGTGGTCGATGGGCACGCCTTTCATGTTCGAAAGAGGGGGCGCTTGCCTTAACAACTGCGGATTTGTGTCCACGGACGAGATCAACAGAGAATTCTCAGCCCCCTTTGTGTGGTTGATGGACATGTCTCTTCTAGGCGTGGGAGTAGGGTTCGATACTGACGGGTCACAGCTTGACGTAGAGTTGAGAGTTCCTCGTATCACCAAGGAGAAGCACGTAGTAGAGGATAGCAGAGAGGGCTGGACAGCGGCATTCAAGCGGGTGTTGGATTCATACTCGGGACGGGACACCCTACCTTCGGAGTTTGACTTCAGCGAGATTCGAGGGGCAGGCAGCCCGATAAAGGGCTTTGGCGGAATCGCCCCCGGCCCGGACCCGCTAAAGAAACTGATTGAGCGTACGATCAAACTGTGCGACACTTATGCTGGGCCGGATCTTCGTGTGGACTCCACTCTTATCGTGGACTTGATGAACTACGCCGGAGAGGCGGTAGTTGCGGGAGGCATCCGACGCACAGCAGAGATCGCTTTCGGCAGCCCCGATGATGAGGAGTTTCTGGATCTGAAGAGTGAGGAGAACATCAACAACCCGGAGAAGGCCCGATGGGCGTCCAATAACAGCATCATAGGCCACATCGGAATGAACTACGATGAGATCGCCGCTCGTGCAATCAAGAATGGCGAACCGGGGATCTTTTGGTTGGACAACGCTAGGGCATATGGGCGTACGTGTGACGGCAAGACGCATAAAGACCACCGAGTAAAGGGCTGTAACCCCTGCGGAGAGCAGAGCTTGGAATCGTTTGAGCTGTGCAATCTCGTGGAGACATTCCCCTCTAGGCACACCACCCTGGAGGACTACACGCGCACTCTAAAGTACGCTTATATGTACGCCAAAACCGTGACTCTAATCTCTACTCACGATCCGCGGACGAACGCGGTGATGTTTCGAAACCGCCGTATCGGGCTCAGCCAGAGCGGGATCATTGAACAAATCAACAAGGTAGGCTTCCGAGAGCATCTCAACTGGTGCGAAGACGGCTACCAGACAGTCAAGAAGTGGGACGTTGTTTACTCTGACTGGCTGTGCATCCCTCGCTCGCGGAAGGTGACCACGGTCAAGCCTTCTGGCACCGTTAGCCTCCTGCCTGGGGTTACGCCGGGTATTCACTTCCCCCACTCCGAGTACTACATTCGGAGGGTCCGAGTGAACAAGAACAGCGAGCTGGTGGGGATCATGAAGGAGGCCGGTTACAACGTGGTGCCGGACGCATACGAACAAGAGCACACTATGGTGGTAGAATTCCCCGTCCATGAGCCGCACTTCGAACGGTCCAAGGATCAGATCTCCGTCTGGGAGCAGTTTGAACTATCTGCTGCCATGCAGGCGAAATGGTCGGACAACCAAGTCAGCGTGACGATCACCGTGCGCAAGGAGGATGAGGCGGACCTGGCTCATGCCTTGACGATGTACGAGAAGAGGCTCAAGGCCGTGTCCTTCTTGCCGCTCCGCGGGGACAAGCTCTACAAGCAAGCGCCGTACGAGAAGATCACCAAGGAGCAGTACGAAGAACAGTCTAGCAAGATAAAGAAGGTTCGCTACGACGTAATCGGTCCAGAAGATAGGATAGAAGAGCGAGGGTGTGATGGCGACAGTTGCGTTATCTAAAGGGCTGACTGCGCTTATTGACAACGAAGATGAAAAGTTGGTAGGTAGCTTTAAGTGGTATGCTCACGACAGCGGACACGGAAAAATCTATGCGGCAAGGCGTTGCCATAAGACAAGACAATTCACGTACCTACATCGAGTTCTAATGAACGAGCCTAAGGGCTTAGAGGTGGATCACATAAACGGGGACACGTTGGACAATCGACGAGAAAATCTACGTACGGTAACCCACAGAGAGAACCTCCGTAATCATTGCTGTCGTAGGAATAACCCCATGCACCATATCTACCGTAATCGAGAAAGGTGGCAAGTAAAATCAAGGGCGGCTGGAAATATAGGGACCTACACCACTATTGAAGAAGCGCTAAAAGCTCGCGATGAAGCGGGGATCTAATCTGAGCCTGATCCATATCTTCTGGGCAGTGGCGGCACTCGGGGTTGTGTGCACGCTACTCTTTCCGACCGAATACAGCCTCGTAGACTATTTACTAGGGAGAACACCATGAGACTAAAGTCCAAGCCTGAGAAACCTGAGGAGTATCATCACTTATTCAGTTGCCACTGCACTGCTATAAGTCCCGAGAAGCTTGAGCGGTGCCAGAAACATTCTTGGGGTGAAATCAGGCACCGCACAATCTGGGGGATGGGGTAGAGGTATGGACAACAAAGTAGAGCTACTAGGCCATTACGGCGGCGATCTTACCCACGCGCTAAGTGGTTGGTCCTCAACAGAGAGAGAACTGACTCCAGATAAGAGGGCAAGAATAGGGAGCTTCCTGGGGACGCTAGCTAGGGCGGGACACCACACCCCGTTCGAAAAGAGCATGCTGCACTTTCTCGTGACTTGCGATACCGCCAGCCACATCCATTTGATCAAACACCGTATCGGAGTGAGCATAAACGCCGAGTCGGCTAGGTACAAGGAGCTGAAGGGGGACAAGTGGCTCGTTCCTGAGGACTGGCCTGAGGATATCAAGGAGCAATTCCAAAGCGAGATGGAAGAACGGTACAAGGACTATCACCTGTTGCTCACGCGGCTAGGGCTGTCCGGTCTCTCCCGCAAGAGAGCCAAGGAGTCGGCCAGATTCATGCTGCCTTACGCTAATCAAACAGTCATGGACGTCAGCTTCAACTTCCGATCCTTCATGCACTTCCAAGGACTTAGGAACAAGCCGGACGCTCAACTGGAGATCCAAGAGATAGCGGCTGAGATGCTGGAGCTAGTTAGGGGGACGGGAGATTTCGACCTATCACTGGAGAGTTTTGGGTACGGGGTGACGCCGTGACAGTTGACGATCTACGCGAGAAACTCGAAGGTATTGACGGCTCTCTAGAGATCGTAGTGAAGGGTCATTTCGGAGAGGGCCTAAGAGTCAATTCTTGGGATTGGAGGGTCAATAGCCTGTCGGTCGGTGACTCTTACTGGGACTGGAGGGAGATTTGTGACAGCGAGCCCGAGGACGCCTTTGTAATACCCTACACCAGTATCGGCGACGCCCCAGATTAAACGAGAAAGTTCGGCCACCGACTAGCACGAAACGGCATTATTTACTAGAGAGACGAATTGATCTCTCACACCTCATTTTAGGGAGAAACTCAATATGCGATATTTCACGATTCTGGCGGCTTTGACTGCCATCCTGTTTGCGGGGCCAGCCTTCGCCAGCAAGGACAAGTCTAGCTGCAAGGGCAACTGCGGCGGCGGCTCCACCTCCGAGGCAGCCGCCTCTTCGACGGCCTTTGCCGGTGCGGCAGCCGGTGCTGGCGTGTTCGGCTCCGGCAACAGCTCTGCCACTGCCGGTAGCGCCCAGGTCGATTCCAGCTCGAACGTCGTGTTCGAAGACGCCGAGAACTCGGCCTCCAGCCCCAGCACCCTGATCCTGGGTACCTGCCAGGCTGGCCTCACCGCCAATACTCAGATGGGCGGAGGCTCGATGGGCGGACCGGACGAGGTGTGTCTACTCTTCACCCTCGCCCAGATGTACTATGAGCAGGGAGACACCGAAGCCGGTGACCGCACTCTCAAGCGGGTTGACGATACGCTGCGGTGGCGGAACAACGTGGTTCGCCGCTTCTTCCAGGCGATCCCGCTGATCGGTCGCATCTTTTAGTCGCGGGCCGCGACTAGGGGGGACGGAGGGGTCCCCCCACTTTCACCTTCGGGAGGTTTGATCAATATGTCAATTCGTCAAGGTACAAGAATCGCTTTCACGGGTGCTGGAGGAGTTGGCAAAACCACCACAGCCGAGTTCCTCGCTAGAGAGCTGGACCTTCCCCTGCTCAAGAGCGCCGCGAGGATCATCTACGAGTCGGAAGATCTAACCGAAAATTCAGTGTTGGCCCTACCGGACAACGGAAAACTATCGCTCCAAACCAGAATCTTCGATGAGAAGTTCAGGCAAGATCAAAATTTCAGCTATGTAGCGGACAGGACAATACTCGATCACTACTGCTACTGCCTGGCCTACTGCGGTGGTTTCATGCCGGACAACACATACCTTGAGTTCGAAGAGAAGGTTCGCGCCTCAATGCTCTCTACCTACAGCCACATCTTCTATTTCCCCTGGGGCTACTGGGAAGGGGAAAGCGACGGCGTCCGTCAAAACCTCATGAGCTGGCAAAGCCAGATCGACGCCCTCATCGCTGGGTACTGCATTCGCTGGGATTTGCCCGTCATCGAGGTGCCGCAGACTGAAGGCGAGGACGTGCGAAACGAATTCGTCAAACGGATACTGCTAGGGAAGGAGAAGTAAATGGCAACGCGAGTAGTGACAGTTAAGGATCTTCGCAAGGCGCTCGAAAACGTACCCGACGATTTACGTGTAGTTAGTTCGGGCGGAGATCATGAGTACTTTCCTATTTATTGGGTTACTCGTGCCAAAGTAGGCGTAATAGGAAATCCCGAAAACGGAGACCTATATGAATGGTATGGACTTGACAATGCTAATGAAGACGAAACGGAAATAGAAGTCTTTGTGGTGGGAGATTAGTAATGCCCTTTGATAGAAACGGGATCTGGGGCCAACCCAACGAGACGGACCACGCGGCATTCACCGATCAGCTCATGTCCAAACGGACTGAGATCGCGCCCACGCCAGAGATGATTCAAGCTATCGCGGCCAATCTACCCACTGAGACGCCGTCAGCTAGACCGGACGTGTTCAACACGATTGGGAAGCTGAAGGGTCCGGTGGATATCGTGGTCCCCGTCTACGGAGGCCTGCACGTTCTGAAGCCTTGTCTGGAGAGTATCGCCAAGAGAACCGAGTGGGACTACAATCTAATCATTGTAGACGATTGCTCTCCCGATCCTGCTGTACGGAAGTACCTCGAATCGGTAGTCAAGGACAAGGCTCACCCGTCTATCACCGTCCTCTACAACCGAAAGAATCGAGGATTCGCGCCGACGGCTAATCGTGGCGTGGCCGAAGGCAGTAACCCATACGTCTGCATCTTGAACAGCGACACCATCGTGACTAAGGGCTGGCTGGTGAGGCAGCTCATGGCCCTGGAAGCAGACGAGCGGAACGTAATCGTGAATCCAGTAACCAACAATACAGCGTTGGTGAACGTATCCATGTACAACGGGTGCAGCTATATCGACATGGCGGACGCGGTGGCTAAAGCACCGAACGCCCTCACGTACAACGAGATCATGCCGACTGGCTTCTGCTTCACTACGCGCCGAAGCACTTGGGAGGAAGTCGGACCGTTCGATGAAGCATACATCTCGTATGGCGAGGAGACGGATTTCTGGTTCAAAGCCATCAAGCAAACGGACGAGAGGGGGATCATTCTACGGAACCGCGGGGTAATCGCGGACAACGCCTACGTCTTCCACGAGCGAGGAACCAGCTTCAGCCAGCTCGGCGAAGGAGAGCATATGGGGCTGCGCAAGAGTGGCAGCTCCAGATTCAATGAGCTTCATCCGGACTTTGGGTCGTGGCAGAACGGCTTTGACGCCAAGGGGTGCGTGGATCACCTTAGGTCCAAGCTGCCAAAAGAGGCCTTCAAGAAAATCTACCGGGGTAACATTGCCTTCGTAGTTAAGTCCGCAGGGACGTGCGGGGGCATGAACTTCATCGCTGATATCGTAAATGAACTAATCGAGAACGGGTACAACGCTAAGGTCTGCGTAGTGCTAGAGAGCTATGATGAGGAAAAACCCCTCAACCTTCAAGTGGTCAGCAACCTTCGGACAGCCCCGATTCTGTTCAAAAGCCATGACGAGTTCACCTCTACCTTCACCCAACGAGTCTTCATGAACGGTAAGGTATTTGCCGCCGTAACTGAGTTAACCCCTCTGGTGTGGGACATTGATCAAAGCTATAAGGGTATCGAGGGCCTTAACTTCGTCCAAAGCTACGACGTTGCCCTAGCTACTAGCACGGGTAGAGAGGACTTGATCCCGGCTTTTCTGGAGTCGTACAAGAGGCTACCTAACATCTGCGCCTCCAACTGGATCGCTAAAGAGCTTCGGAACATCGGGGCTGCTGTGCCTGGGGTTATTTTGCCTGGGGTAAATATGGACTTGTTCCACATGCGCAATCGTGAAGACGGAGATGAGCGATACACCATCGCTATTTTGATCAACGATATCTACCCATTCAAGGGAAAGGACTGGGCCTTTGAGTTTCTTGACGCTTTAAAGCCGGAAAAAAGACCCGACATTCGCGTGCTAGCAATCGGCCCCAAGGCGCTGCCGGGGCGGCGAGGCGTCACTTGTGTCGGCAACCTCTCACAAGCAAAGATGGCGGCGCTTCTAGGCAGTGAGGTGGACGTGTTCGTAGACCCCTCCGAGATCCACTCCTACGGGATGCCTGGACTGGAGGCGCTAGTCTCGGGGTGCCGCGTTATCACCCGAGAGAACAAGGGTATCCACGAGTACGAGGAGGCTTGGGATACGCGCGTCACGGTACAGGACAGGCCGGGAAGGGCGGCAAATCTCGCCCTCTCATGGAAAGAAAAGAAGGGGGTAAGAAGAGCGCTTCTGCATAAATCAGTTAACCGCCACGAGACAGTGAAGCGCTTCATCAACTTCGTGTTTCCGCCTGAGCCTGAAGTGAACAAGACCCGCATCGAGGTGGTCACTCCGCATCTACGCAAGCACGGCGGACCGACCACTATCATCTCGGCCGCCAAGCAGATCCAGGCGCTAGGACACAATGTGGAGCTGTCCACTATTTACACCGACTGGAACCCTGAGGTTCTGAACATGGCGAAGAGGATCAATGTTCGTACCGCGTGGGAAGAGGTGCCGGAAGACGTAGAGGTCGTGATCATCAACTCGGACAACCCGTTTGCCGAGAAGCTCATGACGGACTTCCCCAACAAGAAGTTCATCATGTACAAGTTGAGTCACAACGCTAGGTTCAAGAAGACCGAGAACGATAACCTGAATCTGCCTTGGGACCACATCATGACGAGCACCGAGTGGCTTCGCGGTGCGTGTATCAATCCGGTAGATGACTGGGACCATAAGGCTTGGCCGGAGGACAAGGTCACCGTGGTTGGGTGGTACCACTATGGACACGAGATGTTCAATATGCCTCCCACCAACCGCACCTACGGCAGCGGCGAAGCAGGGTTCCGTCTCGGCACTTTGGTTCATGACCACCCCCTCAAGGGGACGCCAGAAGCAATGGCTGTGATAGACGCGCTGAAGAAGAAGTACGAGGCTAATTTCCAAGCTGTTGGCTTTGGTGAGATGAAGGCGCGGGTGCCCTGGCACATGCAGTACATTAGGAGCGCCTCACGGAAAGACATGGCTTTCGTCCTCAAGCAGCTAACCGTCTGGTTCGGGGCTAGCCATACTGAGGGCCTAGGCCGACTATCCTTGGAGGCGATGAGTGCTGGGGTTGCGGTTGTTACCACCGACACAGGCGCTGAGTTCCTGAAGGATAGGGAGAACTGCCTGCTCTATCCTGTGGGGGACGCTCAACGTGGCGGAGAGCTGGTTACGGAACTGGTTGAGGACGAGGCACTGTTCACTAAGCTAGTGGTTGGCGGGCACAAAACGGCTTCGGAAGCAGCCAGCCCGATCAGGTTTCGGAACAAGCTCAATCAGGTGATTAACACCGTTCTTGCGGAGAAGGAGTAAGTCATGGCTTGGCCCCAGACGGTCCGTAAAAGCGATTTGAGAATCGACTACTACCGAGGAAGCGGCGCGGGAGGACAGCACCGAAACAAGACAGATTCAGCCTGCCGGATGACTCACTTGCCTACTGGCATCACGTCGCAGTGTGAAGACCACAAGAAACAGCCTCAAAACCGCAAAGAGGCATTTCGGCGGTTGGCTGCGAAGTTGGTGCCGATCATGAAAGATCTTGCACGGGGCGTTCAGCCTAAGGGTCGTTCAGTCTCCGATAGAGTAAGATCGTATAACGAGCCCAAGCAACGAGTCACGGATCATAGAACCGGCAAAAAGTACAGCTACACCTCCGTCTTAAATAGTGACGCCCTCGATGACATAATCGAAGACAACATAGTGGGAGAAATCTAACGTGACCAAGACCGAACTTATTGACGCCATCAGACACATCACACAAGACGACGGAGTAGTGGAGGCGATGCTAAGGCACACCACCCTGCCTACCGCTCTGAGGATGGCCGTGGAGAAGGCATTTGTGTACGAGGAAACCGGACCCGCGGTAGAAACTCTCCGAGAGGCCACGAAGATGCTCATTAGCCCAGGATGGTTTCAGTTCGAGGACTCAGAATGATCAAGCGCGGAGTTGCCGTCTGTCACTACAACCGACTGGACCGTCTTGAGGAGATCGTTAAGGCGGTCAAGCGCACGGCCCCAGCCGGTACTCGCGTCGTGATTTGCGATGATGGGTCAGATGAAGCGGCTTCCCAAGCATATGACGGTCATGGTGAAACAGTTAGTCAGATAGCCAGGCGCCAAGACGTGCTCCTACTCCAAGGCCCGAACAAAGGCGTGGCAGCCAACAAGAACCGCGCTCTGTGGGCACTACAGGACTGTCATCTCTTGTGCATCCTAGAGGACGATTTGAAGCCTACAGAGCGGGGCTGGTTTGAGGCATACGAAGCAGCGGCCATACTATCCGGTATCCATCACTTTTGCCGCGTGCAGGACAAGGAGATACCTGAGGAGGTGCCGGCGTTTTCGGCCTACATGGCAGAAGCGTCCCTCACACCAATTTATGGGCCAAGTCCCAGGGGGGATTTAACCTTCCTAACCTCGACTGTCGTGCAGACCGTGGGAGCCTTCAACCCTCTATTCCGGGGAGCGGGCTACGCCCACGGAGAGTGGAGCAACCGCGTCGCCAGATCAGGCTTGATAAACCACCCAGCCCGGTGGGTGGACATCAAGGAAGCCCGAGACAAGATCGTTCAGCTCGGGGACACCGAGGGGGGGCGATGGGAGATAGACGTATCGGATCAACTCCGCCGTAACCGGCAAGTGCTGAAAGAGCTTCAGCGCAAAGAGTACACGTACTGCGATCTGGTACTAGAATAGGGAGAACAACATGAGAGAATCTCAAACGAACTTTGACGACTTTGGTAAGGACTTCTTTGAAGACGATGAAGCACTAGAGTCTCTGTTGAAGGCATCAGAGAAAACCGTAAAGCACGCGGCGGGCCTGATGATCGCTGTCTGGGTTGGAATTTCCGCACTTTCAATAGGCGCAACTCTCGGATTCATCTACGTAGTGATGTTGATGGCTAAGGCGATCTTCGGACAATGACAGAAGAGTACGAAGAAGAGGACGACGGCATCATCGAAGTACCTCTGGGCGATTCGGGCCTGATTAGCTGGATTGATGAGGAGGACGAGGAGCTTCTGAGTGGGGATTGGCGTCTAAAGACGGCCGGCTCCAAGGAGTTCCCTCACTACTACGCAATCCGTAGGTGGAAGGCCGGTAGGGCAAGCGGGGAGTACTACCTGCACAACGAGGTGTGGGAGCGTATGCTCGGGGCACCGCTGCCGCGTGGATTCCTAATCGACCACATAAACGGGGATAAGCTGGACAACCGTCGCGCAAATCTACGCCTCGCTACCCGTAGCGATAACGAGGCCAACAAGAGGAAGCGGCGCACACAAGCCGGGGGAAAACCATCCTCTAGTTACAAGGGAGTGTCTAAGATCACGGATGGACGCAAGAAGTGCTGGCGGGCCACGATCACGCAGGAGCACAGGCATATCAACTTGGGGACGTACTACGTAGAAGAGGATGCGGCTGCCGCCTATGACAAAGCAGCGGTGGAGTACTTCGGAGAGTTCGCCAGCATCAATGACTTGCCGGAGAAAAGTAAATGACTGAACCTGACCCTAACACTCCCGCACCTGAGGCGGAAGAAGAGAAGCCTGAGCTGAGGCTGGTTATCTGGCCTGACGAGACCCTGAAGATGCCGGTTGCGCCATTCCCTGAGGAGGGCCTGGGCACCGAGCTGGTTCGTGATACGGCCGAAGCCATGATCCAGGCAATGTACAAGCACCACGGTGTCGGCCTTGCAGCACAACAAACAGGCATCCCCTTCCAGATCTTTGTCATGGATACCAAGTGGACGGAAGAGGACGCCTCAAAGACGCCCCGCGTGTTTCTCAATCCGAGGATCACTGACATTGGTCAGGGAGCCCAACAGCTCCAGTGGCCGGGCGAGGGTTGCCTGTCCTTCCCCTACGGTTACCGGAACCCCGTACGGCGGCTGGATAAGCTGGAGCTGGAGTGGTTGGATTTCGAAGGTGAAGCACACCACGAGTGGTTCGAAGGCTATGAGGCGATTGTGATTCAGCACGAAATGGATCACCTGATGGGGTTCTGCTTCATTGACCGCCTTTCCAGCCTGAAGCGGGGCATGGCACTTCGTCGGGCTAGAAAGGTACGACGTAGGTACAGGAAGGGATATAAGGGAGCACTAGCAAAGCTCAAACACGCTACGAGGACGCCAGAGTACGCCCTCAAAAGAGCACAAGCGTTCGAACAAGGATTTAGAGAAGGGAGCAAGTAATGGCAACGACAACAGGTTCTGATATGATCATGGCAAGCGTCTTCAAGGAGGCCAAAAAGGCGGTTCGCAAGGACTTCAAGGAGGAACTCGCTAACCTACGCGCACAGCTAAAACTAGAGCGCAAGGAGCGTAACCGGCTTTCAGTAATGGAGAAGGACCTAGAAAACACACAAGCCAAACTAAAGAAAGAAATCGCCAGGGTTGATCTAGTAGGAAGCAAAATCATACGTGAATACGACAAAATTCTCCGTTTGAAGAGGCGGTCGATTGGAGCGATGATGACTGAAAGCGGCTATATCAACTGGAACCAACTAGGTAGGGAAAGAGCCGCCGTCGCAGCACTCAGAAAGAAGGCGAAGAGCCAGCAATGAACATCATGGTCACGCGGAACTGGATAACTAGATCAAACAAACGGGTGGACACCTACTCGGGGTCTATTGTGCGAGTCCTCCGCGAGAAGGGCCATGAGGTGGTGGACGCCCCCAAGAGTATTGAAGCCAACTACGACGGAGTTGACTTAGTGCTCGACATCGACTGTGGCCGTAACGAGAAGGGGGAGCTGCTGTGGCAAGCTCAGGAGGGGAAGCTGCCTGTTCCCAGCGCCGTGATGTTCATCGACTCGCATGGCTGGCCTACGGTACACCATCGAGTAGGCAAGAACTACGACCATGTATTCTACGCGGTCTGGGACAAGAGGGACTTGTTCGCGGGACATTCCAGTGCTCATTGGTGTCCCAACTTCACGGACCTGAAATGGTTCGATGGGAAGCAATACGCGGAAACATGCGAAAAAGAGGCGTTCGACTTCGGTTTTTTCGGCTCAAAAGGCGGGCTCTCAAGGGCAAATCCAATGGTTGAGATAGCCAAAAACAACGGTTGGACGGTCGAAGCACGACAAGTGGGTCCCGGGATCAAACATCGTTGGCCGCAGACAGCAGAAGCTATGGCTCAGTGCCGGCACCTCTTTAATCACTGTCAGAAGCACGATGGCCCCAATCTCAGGGTAGTGGAGTCAATGCTCATGATGAAGCCGCTGATAAATGACATAGATGCCCGCTCCGGCACGGAAAAGCTATTCCGGCCGGGAGTGCATTTCATCCCTTATCATGCGTATTCCCACGCGGGACTTGAAGTGGCAATGCGGTGGGTAATGGATAATCCCAACGCAGCTAACGTGATTGCGGCGAGCGCTTACCTTGAGGTAAAGCAACACCACCTAGTGGAAAATCGAGTTGATCAAATCTTGGAGGTCGTACAATCATGAGACTTTACGTAACAGGCCCGCCCGACTGGGTGACCGGGAAAGAGTTCGATAAACTGCAACACCTGATCCGAGGGTATAGAATGATAGGAACCGCAGCGAATCCTCCCTCTCACACCCTACTCCACAGCGGACACCAAGGAGTTGAAGCCGCAGCGGTCACTATCGCCCGGGAGCTGGGTTGGGAGGTTGTCGATCTTAGTGTCAAGTTTCATGTCGAAGGGTCTAAGATCGACCGCGCACTCATCCTATGGTCTAATTCACCCTCCGTTAAAAACGATATAGATATCGTCTGTGACTTCGCAGATGACGGCATCCCCGTTGACGTGAGACATCTATGAGCAACCCTAGCGTAATGGTACTCGTGAAAAACGAGGAGTATTTTCTGCCCTATGTTCTAAAGCAGACTGAGGGCTTCTTCGACTCCTACGTTATCTACGACGTTGGAAGCACAGATAACACTCGCGACATCATCGACTGGTTTACAGCTCGCATGGACGGGAAGGCCGACTTGTTCGTTCGGAAGATGCCTCACGTGGAGCCGGAGGTCCAGGGGGCGTTCCGGAACAGCATGATCGCCGAAGGCCGCAGGGACATCTACTTCATTCTCGACGGTGATGAGCTTTATACTCCCGAGGATCTAGGCAAGATAAGTGGTGCCGCCGATGATCTTCAACATCACTACATGATGGTGGAGGAGACGTACAAGTTTGGAGTATTCAAGCGGGTGGAGGTGAACGAGGCTCTAACGAAGCAATACGACCGGCGTCGCAGCCACCACCGCCTGTATACCCGAGATGCCTTCTGGTCGGGCACTCATCCGGGCGAGCGGTCCGGTTACAAACAGAACGAGAAGTCGGAGCTATGGTTCCCTGATATCACCTGCTGGCACATGCACAACGCCCTACGCTCCCCCAAGGAGGAGGACGCAACTCGGCGCATCAGCAGGAAGGCTAAGCGCTCCTACCACCCCGGCGAACTGATTGATCTGGATTTGTTGAAGGAGTTGCCCGCATTGCGCGAGCGGATTGAAGACTTCCCTGTGTGCCCGGCACTAGAGGCGCTCTGGGGTTAGACGTCCCGACAAAGACCGCGCCTAAGCTCCCGAAGTTTATCGAGCTTCTGGTGTATTTGTATAGTTAGACTGTCGTACTCGTCGCCGTTCACACGCTCCTCGAAGACAAAGATAACCCAGTCGAGGTCAACGCAGTCGATTATACCCCGATATTCACGCCACCTGTCGTACTGATGTCCACTTCTATGATGTGCATGTTCTGCACCTATCGTCACCAAGAGCAGCAATAGGGCGGCTATCAGCCAACCCCGACGCATTACTCCACCATCACTTTCAGTCCGTTTGCCTTCTTGAGCTGACGTCGTAGAAACTCCGCGCGGTTCTCTGCCAATCGAGCGCGCTGCATCTTGTACTTCTCTGCGTTGGCCGCTCTGAGGGCGTTGATTCGCATAACCAGCTCCTTCTCAGAGACCCCACCATAGATGGGCAGGCTGCCGATGTCCCTCATCATCCTCTGAGACCATTCAATGAACTCAACATCAGCTATCTTAGTATCGCCATACTGGTAGATATAAGTCTTCTTGATCTCAGCCAAGATGGCGGCTGCTGAGCTAGCTCGTCCGTTGGTGATCGCATCTCGGAACTGCTTCACGGAAGACGCCCGCAGCTCAGCCGTCTGCTTGTTCCTCAGCGTTTGCTGGTACTCGGCTTGAAGGGGGTCTGACCTCCATGACTTGTTCAGCCCAAAGAAGCTGTTAGCCACAAAGTCAAGAGTCATATCCCCCATCTGGCCGGTTCTGGGATTTGGGTTGAGCCCTAGATCCTCCATGAGACGACTCATGTTGATAGAGTGGCCTGCTCCGGCACCAATAGCGCCAGCAAGGGCTGCCGATCCCGCGGCCGTTTTCGCCGCTACGCCTAGACCGCTCTTAGCCCCCAAGAAGGACAGGCCCCCCAGAGCAAGACCGCCAAAGGTAGCAGTAATAGCCCTAGGCAGCGTGGACTGCCCGCCGTTGCTTTCAAATATCTCCGCCATCTCTATAGGGTTCCCGTTAGAGTCGTCCAACTTCATACCGTACTTCTGCATGATCGGCGGCGAAAGGTGACCCAGCAAGCCCAACGCCATCTTACCAGCGTAGTCTATCCCGCTCTTAGCGTCATTGATTTCACGCCCAAAAGACCCGCGGCCCGCGTACAGCTCCAATAGCGGAGTGAACACGGCAAAGGGCTCCACAGGAAACAAGTCCTTAGCAGTCATAGCCGACTCACGACCGAGTACTGGGGCTCCGCCCATACCAGAAGGGATCACCTTCTCCCACTGAGAGGGGTGAAGGCTAGAAGGGAACAGGGCCGATTGGGGTAGGAAATCCATTACCCAAGCCCGGTTGAAGTCCTTAATCTCCGCCTGTTCCTGGCCGAACGTCGCCCCGAGGGCTGCGCCTGCGACACCGCCAGCGACAGCTCCAATAGCCGCACCCCTGGCTCCGCCAACCGCAGCACCCACCGTACCGGCGACTCCAGCACCTCCTACAGCCCCCAACAGCTCCGGGGCGTCGTTACCGTCCACCATGACTGTTTGGTACCGTACAGCCCAGGGAGGGGCAGCGTTAATCGCATCCTCGTACTCACTGAAGTCCGGGCCCTGGCCTGACCCGCTAACTATACTCTGCGCGATCTGTGGGGCCTGCATCCACGCCATCATCTGAACGGGCCGGTCCATCATGTTGTTCTTCATGATTCGAGTGGCCTCAGCCGGGAACGTAATCCAAGGCAGTACAACACGGCGTGCAGCCTGCTGCATGGAGCCTACAGTGCGGTATTGAGGAAGGCGGCGGCCCACTTCACGTATAATCGCGTCCTTGCCCCAGCCCTTCCTAGCAAGATTCGCAGCATACATCATCTTCGGAATCATGTCCTCAGCCAAATACGCCGAGGACGCCGCATGCAAAGTCTGTTTGATTCCGGGAACCTCACCCACGCCTGCAATGGCGCGAGCTGTGGCTTCCAAAGCTTTGTCGCCCCAACCGTCAGTCTCCAGCCTTTCGAGCTGGGCGAGGAGTCGATCAACATTCTTCAGACCTTCCACCTCATCAAATGCTTGAGCTTCGGTCAAATCCTTCATGATAGAGTCAGAGAACAGCTCAGCAAAATCGACCTTGTTACCCAGCTTGTCAGTCGCATATCGGTCATCACCAAAGAGCTTCGCAAGGTTATCCTTGGTCATCAAAGAGTCGATAGTATCTTCGCCTCGACTGCCTGCGGACTTAGCAAGACTATGGAAGGCCTTAGCAAACATACGACCGTCATTCAGCGCCTGCTTGCCGAATGGATTCATCCCCGCCATTGCCAGGAACATCATATTACCGGTGATGTTAGACATATGTGTGGGAGCATTAAGCGCCGTGCGTGACGTCTTATGGACAGCAGTCAACAGCTCAAAGAACTTCCCGAAAGTGCCTCCAACCTGTCTGGCGGAGCCCTCGCGCCCGAAAAACTTCTTCACAACCTCCCGATCAATGACAGGCATAGAAGTATATTTGGCCGAGTCGAGGCCCTCCTTAGTGACTTTGGATTGAACCATACGCTCCATGCGTTCAGAGAGTCCGGGTACCACGCTGTCAAGATCTTCGAAACTAATCCAATTCTGCTTAGCGTACTTAGGCATAGACTCATACGCCTCACGCGACGCTATCATTTGGCTCCACCTAGTACTACCTTCGGTGGCATCCACGATGATATCGCGGAAGTTCCTGTGTATCTGAAAGAGTATGTTGTCCTTAATGAAGCCCCCGATAGTAAGCTTAGCAGGATTCGTCTCCAACTCATCCAAGTTATCGAGTACTGCTTGGCTTGTGGTGAACTTACCGCGATGCTTAGTGGTGGGGCCGGTCAGAGCCTTCCCTATGTCCAGACCTCTCCGCTCAACGAGCGAGCCGTACTGAGAGCCAGCCTCCACGGTCAGAAACTTACCTCCTAGCTCCTCAAACCCCGGCGTACCCTTTAGGATGGCAGGAAGATGGAAACCCGCAGGTACCTTATCCGGATCTGTGAACATAGACACAGTAGCGTAGTCGATGAACCCCTCATCATATTGCTCAACGAATAGATTCTCCCACTTACCTACGATCCGCTCAGCCCAGTCAGCATTCTCAGCACCGACCTTCTTTGCCAATTCAGCCGTATTGCGATTGCCCGTACCGGCTTGCCAATACTTAAAGATAGCCTGGTTGCTCTCTTCTCCGAGTCGGCCCGGCGCCTGAGCAAGGAATCTCCCGATCTGAGATTTCACAAAGAAGTCGTCCATGCTCTGAATCATGACCTTGTCGATGTCCTGAAGCTTCTCAAAGTACTTGTTACCGAAGCGACGCCACATCGTCCAAGCAGCCTTCTGCTGGATGGTCTCCAGCTTGCCCTGCTTAGCAAGTTGACGCAGTTCGAAGTACCGTTCCTGATGCCAGTCGTTGATCAGCATCTTGTTCAGCTCAGTAGGAGATACGATGTCCTTGATCTCGTCAGGCGAGGTAGCCTTCTTTAGCGCGTCAGCAGTGCTATCACTGAAGAATCGGCGGCCGTCATTTGCTTCGGGCTTCGCAAGTGTCTGAACAAGCTTGGCATGATCATCGAAGCGCCAGCCCACCTTAGAGCCAAGAATCCCACTACCCGTGACAGCAGCGGCATCAGCACCAGTAGCCGCGGCAAGTTTAGCCCCGCGCTGAGCAATTCGTGACCCCTTCTGCCATGCGAGGCCGACGGGTACGATATAGCTAGCTAGAGTGAATGCTGTCGAGTAGGGGTGCTCAGTGATCTGATTGATGAAGTTATCCTTGTTCCACGAGAAGGCCTCATCGTCCCACTTCATACCTAGCATGCCCATCTCATCACTGAAGATGAAATTCAAGGTACTACGGAAGGCGTTCCCAGAATCTCCCGGCTCCTCATTAGGATCTATGAGCGAGTTGTCGGGCTGGAGGAAAGCGGCATGCGGGTCGTTCTGACGGAAGTCTTGTCGGCGGTATTCGGCCTCGGAATCGCGGGACTGCTCGAACTCGTAATTCGCATTCGGGTTGACGGTGCCCAGACCGACAGTAGCCATATAGCTAGAATCACGAATGAGTTCGCGCTCTCGGGTCGCGGCGTCGTGCTTGGAGATCATTCCTCGGGCGAGGGTAGACATCTCGGCGTGCTCGCGGTCCTTCTTGGAGGCCTTAGCGAGCGGTCCGGTGGGGGGAGCCGGAGTGAGGCGGGGGGGCTTGTCACCGTAAACAGTCTCACGCGCACGAGCTTCCCTCTCCGGGTCGTAAATTCCGAGACCGAATTCGGGCATTTATCTACTCCGTTGCGGCTGCCGAGTAAGCGGCGAGGGCCTCCTCAAGCAACTCAAATGCTTGAGAGTCAGAGGGCGTTGTGGAGATGAGCTGCTGTAGGATATTCCTCGGCAGGTTCACGTAGGGGTTACTCGATTCCAACGGCTGGCCGTCCTCGTCTAGCGGCTGACCTTGTATGTTGTAGCTAACGGCTCTAGTGGGCTCACGCACCAGTAAGGGTTGGTAATCACCAAACGCCCGGCGAGAGAATCTAGCTACGCCCTGGACTGCTCCGAGGGCGCCCTTAACTAGGAGTTCCGAGGGCGTCGCACCTGGACCATATACTCGATCCCACTCACTTGACTCGCCTGTAGTGGTCGTCTCAGTGGCGGCGGGCTGAGCGGGCGCTTGTACCTCTACCGGAGGAGCCGGCTTTGCAAGCGGTCCCGTGGGCCTGGTAGTTCCGCCTTCCGGGTAAACGCCGAGACTATGAAGGGCCGCCTGCTTCTCCAGCAGAGCCGTTTCGCGCGCTTCAGCCTCACGGCGTCGGTCATCTGCTTCGGCTACCTGACGGTCCTTTGTGCGGGCCAAACGGTAGAAAGTGTCCGGATCATGGTAGTCAGGGGCGCGGCGCTGATAGGTCGATTCGAAGAAGGTCCGGTACCGATCAGTTCTAAGGAGTTCTTCATTCGGATTGTAGCCTAGATTCCTCATCTCTTGAATCGTCTGCTCAATAGACTGGTCGATGAGGCCCGCGAGTTCCGGCTGCTGCTTCTCCAACTGCGGGAGCCGCCTCAAGAACGCTTGATCGTAGGCTTTCTGAACCTCTCCGGTCTGAGACAGCTCCGTTTGAATAGCCTCAATAACCGTCGGCCCGGCTCCTCCGCCGGCCATGAACAACTGCACCTCAGTCGGATTAGCTCCCAAAGCGAGAAGCTTCTCACCCGCAAATTCCGGGTCCATATCTCTAAATTCGGGAAGCTTATTCGCCACCGCTTCCTGAAATGCTTGATTGTAATACAGCTTGAACGTTGGATCGCCGGTAGACATCTCAGGAAGCCAGTTGGAGGGATTCGGAAGATTGGCCGTCGAGATAGTGAAAACCCTCTGGTTGACTCGCTGTAGAATCGCCTTCTCCTGAAGTGAGCGGTGCTTAGCCACGGCGCTAGACGCTTCAAGCGACTCGCTACGAGTGAGCTGCTCGCCGCTTTCAAACTTGCCCACGATCTTGTCACCAACGAGGTCACGGAAAGCGGCGTCGGTCCCAGCCAGGCGGTCAGCGTCTCGTACGGCTACCTGAAGATCGGCTTCATTGGTCTCAAGAGCAAGCCGTCCACGGTCTACATTCTGATTACGGATAGACTGCTCAGCTTCCCACTGCTGCCGGCCCTCCATCCATTCCTGAGCTGCTTGCGGGTCGGTCTGACCGGTGGCAGACATGCTAGCCTGCTTCTCTACCTGTCCGAGAACTTCCGACATGAACTTATCGGCATAGGGATTACCCGCGTACTTTACGCCGATAGACATCATGTTCTGCATTACTTCGCCGTACGTACCCCAATAGGCTGAGTTCGCATTTTTAATGAGAGAGATACCTCGGTCGGACGAAACAGCAATGGGAGTCCCACTAACAGGGTCCATTAGTGCTAGCATATCTTCGGCTTCCACAGCACCTATCTCCTGGTCGCCCATCGTATTGGGCGGCGGGGGCGGAGGCTGATCAATTGTTGACTGAGTAGGCTTGCCGTCTCTGCCGGGTGCGCCGGGTATACTTTGGACCTGACCGTGACCGGCTGCGTGCTGCTCCGCAGCAATGCCGAGGCCGCGAGAGGACTGCTCTTCGGGACTTACCATACGCTTTACTGGCATGGTGGTTGTCAGTAGTGTATTACGCCTCGTATCTTCAGCGGCGGAAAGACGATCCAAGTGCTGCTGGACTTCGATTTCTTGGATCTGCTCCCACTCCTTCTTGAAGTAGCGGTTACGAATATTCTGCGCGGCCATAGCTCCACGATCCCGCGCGGAGGCCATCTGAGCTTGCTGGACTTGCGGAGATGCTCCTGCGGACCACATCGCCCCAAAGCCCATTTCAGATTCCATAGCACCCGCCATACGACGTTGCGTACCGGAAGAAACAGCTCCTTGAAATCCGTTCGCCATACTATGCTTCCTTAACCGCCGTCGCCAGACCAGTCAATGGTTTTAATCGCACCAATCATTCCCTGAGTAGCTCCACTGATGGCCTGACCCTGTGTATTAGCCGCATCCATTAGTCCTCGACCGGCGCTCAAAACACCCTGCTGAGTGGATTGCTGTGCGCCCACCGACGCACCCACGAGAGTGGGGGCCATCGTACTAGACCAATATAGCTGGAGATTCTGGAGTGCGTTTGTAAAGGAGTCGCGGATACCAGCTTGATTACTCACCCACGCCTGCGAGTAGGAGGTTACCTGCTGACTGTAATCGGTGCGGAACTTCTCCAAACCCATCTTCGCCTGCCATAGCTGGCCTGTGCGGGTCCGGTTCACCTGCTCCTGAACCTGAAACGCTTGGGCCATCTGAAGCCCGACCCTGCGAGCGGTGCCTCCTCGGGCCATCATACGAGACACCTCCTCCATAGCCTGACGCTGGAATGCGGCGTTGGACTCGTAGATCCCACCAACAACTGAATTGTTCAGTTGATCCCAAAGCGGGCCTTCACGATTCATGAGCTGCTCTGCTTCGGCAACCATGCGGGATACGGTACGGAAGCCCGCGGTGCCCTCAACAGCGCTAGCCATAGCGTCGGGGTCCAGATTGGCGCCCGTCACATTCCACTCGCGCATCCCCTTCCATCTAGCCTTCTTCCCTAGCTGAACGTCCTCGGCTGTTACTCGACCGGTCTTCGTTAGCTCGCCCGAAGCTGTTAGAGTGTCTCCTCCGCTCCGGTTCAGGCCTGCCAGCCCAATAGGCTTGAGGACCCCCAAAGAGATCGGCCCAGAACGAGAACCCACGCTACCGTAGGTACCGGGGGTTCCGAGAGAAGACATGACATTGAGGCGGGCCTGCTCTGAGGCCAAAAGATTCTGGCGGGCGATATCCTGATCGGCGCGAGTCATCTGACTCAGCTTCTCACGCTCCGCGGCCCCAGACTCGTGAATACGCTCCTGAGACTTGATCTGTTGCTTCGCGATTTTCTTCTGGGCGGCGGCCTGCATTGCACCAGTGACAATACCGCCTACTGCGCTCAGGGCGCCTCCGGCAAGACCAGCCATTAACTACTCCTTAAACAGCACGTAGCAAGGGCGCTCACCGGTTAGATGAATATCGCCTCGTTGTTTAATTCCCCGACGCAGAGCTTCGTCTGCGTGGTCATCGCCGTCCATAGTGCTACCGAGAATGGCGTCAAACCCCATAGACTTGAGTCGTTCAAGAGTTTCATCTAGCATTTTGTCCATTATGCCCTTGCCTCGATATTCCGGATCAACGTAGTGACCCCAGCCGTAAGCGACCTTATCGCCTATGGAGACTTGATACGGTAAACACATGTCCCCCCACATCAAGACGGCCGCGTCACTAACGAACAATACCACGCCGTCTTTCCGAAACTCGTCTGGCCTATCGGCGTCAACGTACATATTGAACAATCCTACCGCCACCTCTAGGTTGTGCTCATTCGGCAGAATAGGACTTCCAGCTTCATGCTGCGACTCAAGTAGCTTCATCCACAGCTTCTTGAACAAACCAACATCCCGGGGCTGGGCCTCTCTAATACGTATCTTCTTCAATTCAGGCATAGATACACTCCTCCCTAGTAAATAATACCGTTTAGATCATTCTACAAGCATATTTATTTGATCTGACTAATTCTGTCCGCCGCCTCCGGCGACGCCACCACCGGATTCGCCGGTGACCGCGAACTGGCCTGACCTCACGTGGTAGTAGATCTTGATGCCCATAATAGACAAATCCTTGTCCTTCTCTGAATTCACCAAACGAAGCCTAGCGTACTCCGCGGGTGTGAGGTCCTGTGTGGGTAGACGTAGAAGCGATTGTCCCGCCTTAAAATCAAATGTGAGGTCTTGAGTATCGCGGACAGTTGCGTTCTCGCTGGCGGAGTCGCTCGTGTCCACGGTAACCGTCCACGTGTGGGCAGCACCAGTGTTCTCCTTGATCCTCAGCTCGACGTAGCGAACCGTAATACGGCCAGAGGCCCCAGCCAGCGCCACAGCCTCCTCCGTGACTCCTAGGCGCATATAGGCCGTCTGAACGTCCATTGTGATAGCTCTCGACTGGCCCGAGTCATTCAGCCAGTTGAGGGAGGAGTCAGACATCATATTGTGGACCATGCCCCCATCAGTAGAGGCGTACAGCCTAAAATCGCCGTTGGAGTCCTCTATCTCCCACAGATGCTGCATGTTGAAGGAAGAAGGGTTCGGGGTTACCTGTGTGTACCAGCCCTGACGCACCTCATCAATCATGTACTGGTACATGTAAATGTCCGAATACACCCCCGATGTATCTTTGTTCAACCAAATAAGCGCATTGTCCTTTCTGCTGTGGACTGTGTGGGTGTCCTCCAGACTCGATTTGTTGAAAGCATCAACTCGATCACGGATCACTTCGGATACCTTGATGGTGTCACGAAGATCATAGAGTCGAAGGCCGTCGCGATCCACAGCCCAGCCGATCTCTCGACCGGTCCCCACACCGCGGGGGCCTACACCGCCAAAGCCTTCGATGACCTTATCTACAGTGTAGTCGGGATTATCACCGATGATCCTCCAGTAGGAGGTTTCGGTGGTAACCACAACGCCGAGATAGGTCTTAAACAAACCGGTAACGCGCTCATCGAACTCTATCGCGTTATTTAGTGGCATAGCCTCAGGCAAATCAAAGCGGCTAAACGACAGAATGGTGGGGTTAAGGGGGTCCCCCGCCACGAAAGCAGTCCGCTTCCAGATGAGCATAATCCCGCCACTGGGAGGGAGGCTGTTATCGAAGATCAGATCGCCGAGAATAGGAGGGGTAACTGTACCCAAAGACACGTCCGAAGTCGTATCCTCATAAGTCGTAGCTACATTGTCATTGACGGTAGCAAGAAATAGGAACGTCGAGCCGGCTGCTACTGTGCGGTAAATATTTCGCTTAACTATAGCGCCGGTCTTGGAGACGGGCAGGTCCGTCAAGTCTATCTGACCGAAATTTGTCGAACCGGACGTATTGTCCGCATCAACTGATTCTGGCCCGGCGTTGGATTCAAAACCCGCATCGTCAACGAAAGTAACCTTGTACTTCCAAATGGCAGTGGGGGCCTGATTGAACACAGTACCACCAGCGGAAGCAAAGGTAGGAACGGGCGCTCCTTGATCGAATGAGGTGAAGAAATCCCAATACACCGACAGAATGTCCGATGCGTTGTTGGTGGTGACCTCAAAGCGATAGCTAGTAAGCTGATCGTCATCCGGTATGCCCACCGTGGTGCCGAAGTCGCCACTGGGGAAAGTCGAAAAGTCGAACACCAGAGTGTTCCAACCCTCAAATAGTCTGCCGATCTGAAAGTCGTAGCGGAAATAGTTGCTAACCAGGGTAGCAGAAGAGCCAATATACACAGATATTGCCGCACCGCTAGTAACCAACTTACGGTAGTCTTCCCGTGGAATGAATACCTGCATTTGTGCGCGATCTTCGATAATGGTGTTGATTGCAAAGGGGGCGGGCGCAACGACGTCTGTGCCGAGGCGCTCAATACTAGCCTTAGTAGACGCCGTACCCTTAGTCATCTTCGCCGAGGTAGAGCGCCAAGCAGGCTGGGATGATTCTGAAACCGTCGCGTTGGTGGGTGTGAATAGGGAAACATCATCAAATCCCTCAATCGGGACATCAATATCGGATTCAACGGCCCCGCCAATTGTGAACTTGATTACCTGATTACCGGGGGAGTCAACGCCCCATTTAGTTATGCGCGTTCCATCATACTTCGACATCTGGCCTCGTTTGCCTACATCGAAGGGGTCCTGGCTGGTGAAGAACAGGAACCGATCCAATTGGCCCGAAGTCCGAAAGAGAGAATCGGGTTCGCCGTCCAATAGCTCAGTAGTCGAGCCGTCAGAATTGATCGTACGAATAGTAGTACCCGCACCTATGAGAACTTGCCGATCTATAGCGCCGGAGAGATCTTGGGCCTTGTAGTTAGTCCCCCAATAGATACCCTTTGTAACGCTACTTTCTGAGTACTGATCGTTGAGGACGCGGGTATTCCCGCGCAGCTTCGACAACGAGCCGTACTCACGAAAGAAGTCAGCGTTCTTGCACTCACGGAGCTGAGTAACGTTGAGTGTCTCGGGGTTCTGCTTGGTGAAGAGGCCCTCAAAGTTGAGGATGTCAACAGAGGGCATCTTCTGTCTGGCGCTCATTTACTTGAAGCCTCTCTCCTTCGCCTTGTCCTTCAGCTTGTCCTTCGCCTTGTCCTTCTTTTTCATATCTGCCATGTACTTCTTGTGTGCTCCCTTAGACTTGGGATGATGCCGCATGCTTCTTTCGTTGCTGTTTCCGTAATCCATCATGATAAAACTCCTGTGTTGGTTGTAGTTATTAGGCGTCCGCGTAGTGAGGGACAAAGGGTTGAATCTTGTTGGTACCGATGATCTTACCGTCAATGTACCTTTCCCAGTCTTGTTCCCAGTCGCTGCGCTGGCGGAGGGCGGTACGCATGGCTCCGGTCTCCATCAGGTTCTCTGAGTCCATGCAAGCGATTACCGAGTCCAGCACCACCAGCTCGTCAAAACTACGAGGGAAGTCCGCGTGCATGGAGTCGCCATCAGCCTGCATCAGCGTGGGGAGGCCGTGGTACTCCATTCGGATACCGTTCGCAGTGGTCTCGCCCGGCGCGGGCTCTAGTACAAAGCCTCCGCCAATGGGGCGATATGTGGGGACGTAGGAGTCTTGGGTGTTGTTCACTTCGGTGAAATTGACGCTGTAGTGACGGCGTTGCGCCTCAAGCGGCACCGTGGTACCGTCTGTTCTAACCAGCTCCATCTTCTCACAACGCTCAAAGCCGGGAGGCCAAGCGTACCTCTCCTGATCTGCGACGAGATCTCTAGTCGCGACGTTCGTGAAGTAACCCTCAAAGGCCATCACGAGATTTGCACAGCGGCGCCTATAGGAGACGTTGATTTGCTGGTCAATAAACGTGTTACTCCAAAAGGAGTTACCGGGAGCTAGCTCGTGGAGCCACCGCCTAGTGCGGTCTCTTAGCCCGGACAAATTGTCATCAATGGTTGCCATTCATCTTCTCCTTAGTTATGCCGTACCGTCTTTACCTCTAAGGTCAGTCCATCCGTGAATCATAACCACAAAATGCAGATTGACTCGACTAGCTGAAGCATCAGTTTTGAACGTGCCGGAAGACGTTACTAGGATTTGAGGCGAGTGCTGTATACTCCGAGCGTCGCCACGGGAGCGGCCATCAAAGCTGGTGAAGTCAACGGCGGGTAAAAAGGAAGCGCCGGCTGGGCCGTATTTCACAACACCGCTCCAGTTGTCGTCCGAATTCGGACACCAGTTCAAAGTGCAATTCACTAGACATTCAATACCTACAGGTATATGAGTCAACGTGTGTGTAAGCACAGAAGTACCCGGGTCCGTAATATCAATATCCTGTTGCGGATCGCCTAGCTGGAAGTAGTCTCCGTACTGAAGAAACGGTAGAATGTTCGAACTAGAGTCTGTGACTACACACCCTATACGTCTGAATCGAGTAAAACCTCCAGTTACCGCTAATAGATTAACGGCAGCCGGATCATCATCGAACCCCGCGTCTGTTGATGTACCTGAGGAGTTAGACACCAAGAACACAAAATACGGGGTATCCGCCGACAAAGTTACCGTGGAAGGCAACCCCCCGCCGCCACTTCCGGCGGTCCACGGTGCATCAATTCGCTTTAAAAATCCGCTTGTGAGCGAAATAGACAAAGCGTTAGTCGAATCCCTAGCAACACCAACAGCAATATCTATATCATGATCGGAATCATCGCTGTTGTTTGACAACCTCAGATTGTTGATAAAGCCGCTCAAAGCCAGCTTAGCACCAACATCAGCATCATCTAGCCCGGAGAACTGAATCGGGTCATCAGGATCGACCTTCTCAGCCGTAACAGCGCCGTCAGCAATGTCCGCGGACTGGGCCTGACCTGTCTCGGTGTTGAGCACCGCCGAGAAGGGGCCCGGTGTGCCCGCCCTATTCCGGGCCCGCACCTTAGCAAAGATCGTAGTGTCTCCACCGCCTCCTTCCTCAGCTACCGTGCTGAACTGAAACTCTGTACCAGCAACATTGAAGGTCTGGACATTGATAGAAAAGGCCAAGTCTTCAGCTATAGTCAGCTCGTATCGCCGAAGATCAGAAATCCGTACTTGATTCCAAGCCACAGTAACTGCACCGGCGGTCTTACCCTTCACACGAAGCCCAGTGACTTGAGGAATGGTGTCTACGCGCTGCACTGCGTCGGAGTCTGCGAAGTCGCTAGACACCGGACGCTTGTCAATTTCACCTTCAATGCGCCTAAGTCTTAGCTCCAACTCAAGATCGTTGGTAACTTCAAGACCGTACCTTTTAGCTGAGGTTGCCACGCACGCTCCTACATATCGTCGGGGAGGATCAAACCACCTTCGCGGTCTTCAAGAGGGCGCACAGTCCTACTCTTATTCGTCTGCCCGGTATATGAAATCACAGATTCCTTCTGTGGATTGGTGGAATCAACCACCCCACGCTCATAGTTAGATATGATGCGTTTCATCATCCCTGAATTAGCCTTGTGAATCTCGCCCATGAGATCATTCTTATCATCGGCAATCTTCTGTCTCTGATCAACGTCTGCCTCTTCCATCATCTTCTGATAGCCCCGGTGGCCGTACCTGTCATTGTACTTAGCCTGAAGCCAGAGGCGTTCAACCAAGAGTCTCAAGTAAGTCCGATCCTTGGACTCTACAGGAATGATGTGAGCCCACGCGCGAGCGGGCTCGCACCAACGCCAAATATGCCAAGAACCGTCAGGAGTAGGTACTCCCTGCCCGTTGGAGAGAACGTGGCCCATAACCAGCTCGCCAACACGATGGCTGTTCTCAGTAATGGGATAGCGCTCGTCCTGAGTTGCCCCGGTGTAGCTATTGACCAAATCGTCCCAAAGAATTCGATACGGATGGAAAATAGGATACAGGTGGCTATCTATAGACCACAAATCGTGCATGAACGCGGACGGTAGGTCCACTCCAAGCTCACATTGATGATATCGAACATCCAACGGACGCCCACATTTAGGCAGATCAACTACCATAACGTACCTCCTCCCCTACGAGTTTTTCACGCCTAGAAGCCGAACAGAAGCAGGACTCCAGTGGAACTTGAGAAGTTCCCATTGTTCAGAGTGACCGTTCGACCAGAGATCGAAACATTGGTCGCGAGCTGGGTATTTCCAGCATCTTCACCCTGAACAAACAAGCCGAAGTCGGGGCGTTGAATGCTACTTGTGACTGTATCGGCATCCGTGATTGCAGTGATGTTAATCACCTCAATCTTCACGGGGCCGAGGGGCAGAATATAGCGCTTGGCAACAGTAGCCATTTGAATTTCTCCTTACTTGTTAGGTATCGCCTGAAAACGCGATTTGCGTTGGGCGGCTGGTGAGAGGTTTGCCTTCTTCCAAGCCTGCTGCTTTGTTTCACGGCATTGAGGGCAGTACTTCGGGGTTTTAGCCTTGGGCTTTTTCCGAATAACCATCCCGCATTGCTGACATCTCAACGGGGCTTCGTAACTTGACATAGAGACCTCTCAAGTGATTTAAGTAGAAAGAGGAGGCCCGTAGGATACGGACCTCCTCTATCTGGTTCAGGGCTGTCCTGACTTGGTGCTAGGTCAGCTCCACGTCCGCAACACTGTCGCCGAAAGCGTCGAACTCCAGCGTCTCGGTGCTTCCTGCAACCACACCCAGAGCCACGCCAGTGGCAACGCGAGTGAGCAGGTAGAAGTGACCGGTACTCTGCGAGTACAGGCAGTCACGATTCTTTGCACCAGGGAACGATCCGTCCATCTGGTCCCGGACACGAAGGGTCAAGGCGTCGATGTTGGTGAGACCAACGGAGCGGGCGTCGAACTGATCACCCTCTTCGCCGTCATACGAAGTCACATCAACGATGCCGACTACGCGCGTCTTACCCTGCACGGGGTTTCCGGAACTGTCGTACCCGCCACCCGGCAGGAACGACTTGAAACGAATCTTAACGTCATGCGCCATTGGATTCTCCTTCTCAGCGAAGAGTCCTTCCCTCCAACGGGGGTCAGCAATCTCCAATTGTTTTGTTTAGTGAAACAACTAGGATGTTCACCACACCCTTAGTCGTCTAGTAAATAATACCGTCTAAGGCTTTGTTTAGGCCGGTATTACGAGGGGTCAGGGGCCACGGTACCTCGGGCATTTCGGGGATGAAGCGTGAAAAGCACAACCTCACTACCGGCCGAGGAACTCGCAACTGTCACCACATTCTCGTTGTTCGAAGTGGTGGCCGCTGCGTTAGTCGTCACGCCAGTGGCCGGGTCGAGTACCCGTACGGAGCTTTGATCATTCGACCCAGAACGAGTCAGCAACTCAGGCACCGTTACAGTATCAGAGCTGGACTGCATTCTTAGGCGCCACACACGAGCTACCTGATCGGGGCGTCCGGGGACATCTACAAACACGGAAGCGGCATTATAGCTGTTATCAAGACTGGGCATGTTATAGCCTCTCTCTAATCGCCAAAGCTACGCGCTGTCGGAGCATCACGATTCCAGATTTGAGAGCCGCCCGCTCACGTTCGTCCTCGAACGCCGCGTCGATCTCTTCGTTAAGTTCCTTGATCGCCGAATCCATAGCCTCCTGAATGAGCTGGTCGATTGCGTTACGTGCTATCTTCAACAGAGTCGAACGAAGCCAATTCATTGATTATTCTCCAAGGAACATGTTATAGAGTTCAGCCCGATCCGCCAGACGCTCCTGACGGTCAAGCTCTTCTTCTTGCAGCGGGATATACTGCTGGTTGAGTGTATCGACCTCAGCACTAATTCGTTCGCGATACTGCTGCTCCACCGGGTCACCGTAACGCGCCTCCCACATGTTCTTTGCGTACTTGGCGAGCGCTGCTTCGGAGCTGTGCTTGCTTCCGCTTGGGAGACCCAGGACTCTAGAGATCTTGCTTGGGATTATTTTGCCCATCTTCTTTGAAAGCTTAGACGGGAGCATCTTCCCAAGAAAGCCACCCTTGCTCTTTTTCTTCGCCGCGGATCGCAGCTCATGGTAGAACTCCTTGTAGAAGCTCTCCCTAGCCTCGTTCAAGAAGTCCGTAGGCATTCCGGCCTTAGCTAGGGCCGAAGTTGACTTCGCATTATAGCCCTCACCTTGAGAGTACCGCTTATTGGCGGCGAAGCCTGCCTCCATCTTAGAGTCACCCAGACCAGAGTACTGAGTCTCAAGCGACCCTTTACGTTCGGCTATAGTCTGAAGCCTATGCTGCTGTTGCTGACCGAACTCCTGCCAGCGGCCCTGTAGCCTGCCGAGCATGGGCTCACGGCCCTGACCAGCGACTCCTTTGGCCTCAGCGTGAAGCTCCTCGAACTGACCCTTCTGAACCGCCTGGTCGGGGTCTACCGCAAGGGAGGTTCCAAGGAGCGCGTTCTTCTTCAGGCGTCCGGATGTATCGTATGCAGAGGGCATTACGGTTTAACTCCCGCCGCGGTTTTACCGTGGGCAGTGACAATTACAACAGTGGCCGATGCGCTGCCTAAGGCTATCGTTACCGTCTTCTCGAAATTCGAGTCAGACGATCCCAGAGTCACGGTAGGCGCCCCTGAGGCGGGGAGTACCGCCACCGACGATACAGCGGATTGATCAACCTTGAAGGTGATTTCCGTACCAGCGTAGGCGAACTCTGAGAACTTGTAGATCTTCGAACGGAACTCGTAGTTCTTCTCAGATGTAGGCAATAGTTCAGCCACCAGACTTAGTTGTCTTCGAGCTGGACCACGATTGCCCGAGTGCCAGCAGCATTCTTGACATAGAGGTTGCTACCGGGAGCTGCGCCCTTGACGCGAGAGACTCCAGTGTAGAACTCGCTCTCAGCAATGCCAACCGTAGACTTGGTGGCTAGAACGCCCTGGTCCTGACGTAGGCCTCCGGCTGTGGTTGAAACAAAGTCGTTGTCGGTTACCGGATACAGCTCACGAACCCGTAGGGTAAGCCTATTGGAAACCTGAATTCTGACCTCTGTGCCGTCAGAAATCTTGGGGGCCACGACTTACCTCAGCTCCGGAACGGGGTCATCATGAAGGGTGACGAGTAGGACCTCATCACCGACATTTCCCGTCAAAGCAACAGTATCAATGTCAGTGATACTCACCGTGACAACGTTGTCACCGGGGCGTCGGAGTTGCGCGGCGGTGTTCGCAGTTGCAGCCATTCTCGGCACTTCTACGGAATCGGACCGCGTGGTAAGCTTGACTACTGTGGCGGCCACAGAGCTACTCCCTCGGCGCACCGATTGAATCTTTTGCGATAGGATTTGGGACAAGGTTGACTCCTTCTAGGCGCTACTAGGCGCGCGAAAACGGTTTAGGAATTTAGAAGCTTTCTACCCACGTAAAAGAGACTGCTGCTTCCATATCTATAGCACCGCCGCCTACAATAGTAGTAGTGATCGTGATGCTTTCTCCCCTGAACCAGCTAGCTCCAAATAAGGTTGCAAGGTCTACATTCACCGAAACATTGTTTGCCACCTCCGTAGCCAAGAGAAACAGGCCGCCGGAGAATCCTGTAGCTGCTGTGTCAAAGCGAGTTACAGAGAAATTAGTATTTACGTCGGTATACGCAACAGGTCCGGTCAGAGAAGCCCCCCTATATATCCTGAACTCACAAATCTGCTTATTACTCAAGCCAGACGCTGAGAAATTCACATTTTGGGGTATGCTTACTACAGGGTTAACGCTGCCTTGGAATATCAACTTAGAGCTAAGAGTAAGTATAGGGGCCTCAGAAGCAGAAGTAACGTTCTTTGCTCCTTGGGCTGCGAAAAATGCGTTTGCAGCTCCGCGGTCTATGCCCTCCGTAAATCCCGCCATAGAGCCTGATTTAACTGTCACGTTTGAGGTGTTAGAAGTGTTCACAGAAGAAACACACAAAGGTAGTGTCGGATTAGAAAGACTAGGCGCCGTATTCTGGTTCGCGTAGCTAATCTTATGAACCAAAGCAAAGTCGCCAGTGTTCTGTTCTTCAATAAAGAACTTGATCATTCCGAAACCCAGCCACTGGTACTGTATTTCGAACACGTTTCCTTTTGTAGGATCGAGGGTCATAGCAGTCGCCCCCGCTCCATCCATCGCGTCGTCAGACCACGAGGCTTGAGCAATAAACTCTTCTGTCGGGGCTACTCCGGCCACGGCCTGAGAAAACGAGGCGGCTGAGGCTGTAGAGTCGGTGTCCGCAAAAGAAAAGGCCCCTCCCTTAACTTCAGAATTGTACGAGATGAACTCTACTGTCTCATCAAATATGGACGTTAACCACCCATCTCCAACGTCACTGAAGTCTGTAGCGGCGATGGCTTCGGCTACTTCTCTAGCGGTATCTGCATTCTCTACTTCTACTTCTTTAGCATTGCCATTCAGCGTGATAGTAAGTGTACCTGCATTGTTATCCGCGCCGTTGGAGACTACGAGTTGTTGGACCTCAAAACTCCCACCAGTCCTACGAAGCACTCCAAAATCAACCCCGTTATAACTGAAGAAAAGCCCGTCTGACTCGTTGCCTAATCCAATCAGTTGTACGTTTCCAACGACTCCGGCGGTGAAGATGCCTGAAAATCGTACGAGCCCTCCCTGGCCGGGAAAGTGCTGCACCGGCCTTCGAGTGCCAAGATAAGCAGCAGAATTCGCGCTAGCACCACTTTGAACTTGAAGGAGCTTATTTGTGGTGTCTTGAGAAACAGAGCCTAAGTTGTTTGCAGCAATATTAACAAAGGCCTCAGAAGGAGGAAGAGAGAAGTCTATAGCGACCTCTTGAGTTAAAGCGGCGGTTCTTAAATCCCCGAAGGCTCCAATACTGGATTTGTCCGTTGTAAGAAACCGGCTCACTAGCTTCCGCCCTGACTATGGAACACGGTAGCCACTACGTTAGCATTGCCTAGGCTGTCAATCGTGAGTCCGCTGTCTGCTATGAACTCGAAATCAACTATACGAGTATCTTCAGGAGGGACCGTGACAGTTATATGCTTAGTGCCGGCGCCATCAAGAACATCAATTTCTGCGGGTAGAGTGGTGCTGTTTGAAAAAACAATTCCGAACACTACAATACTGTCGCCGGACGCTATCTGCCTATCCGCGTCTAAAGTAACCCTTGTTACGACTGACGCTCTGTAGTTCACTGTTTAGCCTTTACGGTTACTTAGAATTCTACCGCTACGTACATCTTCTAGCTCGGCCAGTACACCGCGTATCTCGGCTAGCGCACTGTTGAGCTTGCTGTCGTTTTTTGAGAGCCTATTACTCATTTCGAGCAGTTGATCACTAAGCTCATCAATCTTAGCATTCAGTTTAGCGATTACTCTACGATTGAACACCTTATAGGCGCTACTAGGCGCGCGAGGCGGGCTTGGAGCTGGAGATGGTCCCGCCACTGTAGGCGATTGCTACGGTCACGACCGCGGCCGGAGAACCAGCAGCGAGGGTCACCGTCTTTTCGAAGTTGGAGTCGCCCGATGCAATGGTGGCCGCGGGGGCGCTGGACGAGGGCTCAATGGAGGCTACGGCAGAAGCCGATTGATCCACGAGGAACGTGGCTGCGGCGCCTGTGTACTCCACACGGGCGAGGCCGTAGGGGCGACCGAAGGCCTCGAACTTGTGGTCAGAGAGTAGAGACATTTAGGGCTCCTTTGGTCATTAGGATCTGAGTTAGAAAGTCAGCCACTGCGATCTTGTCTTTTATGCGCTGCTGAGTATGGCGCTTGTGCTCAAGATCGGGCATGGCTTGAAGATTTGAAACTTGGTTGTCCAACTTACAGTCATTCACGTGGTGTACGTGCTCTCCAGATTCCAGAGGACGAACATGGGCCTCATAGACTGCGCGGTGGACATCTACAGTCTTACGTTGACCGTCTTTGGTGGCAGGGAAGGAAGCGTAACCGTGACCGTTAGCTGGAGTCCTCATCATCTTCTGCTTCCGGTGTTGAAGCTTTCCACGGGTGGAGCTTGGGCGTTTGATGACTTTAGCTTCAGCACGAACGAGTCCCGTGTCAGATACAGAGTACAGGCCTTTAAACCCGTGTAGAGGCTTCCATTCCATAACAATCTCTCCCGAGTATAAGAATGCCCCTGGGGCTGATACCCCAGGGGCTATTCCTAGATTGTCACCGATCCGCTAAGATCAGTAGGTCGGCGTAGTCAACCCGGTGATTTTCGCACTCTGGTTGAGGTACCTGCCTACGTTCTCGCAGTAGGTCTTCATCAGAACCGTGAAAGCGTCCTGGCCGGGGACCCATGCCATATTCACCCTCTCGTCAATCGCGAAAGGTCGAACGATACCTCGTTCGATGGCACCCAGGTTGAGGAAGTACACCTCGTCCGGCAGCGCGGCCCAAGTGACCAGCCACGGGCGACCTTCGAAGGTCGTCAGCTCCTGCTGAGCACCCAGCTCCAGACGCATGTCGTTGAAGCGCCGGAAGGGAAGCGCGATCTCAGTGTAACGATCGTACTGATCGTGATTCGAGATGAGCGCGAAGCCCTCAAGGCTCTCAACGGCCGTCTCGATCATGAGCTGCTTGCGCAGTCTGCGCAGCATGCTCTCATCGAGACTGGTCGAACCCGCCGCAATCACCTTCGACTGAAGGATGGGGTAGGTCGTCCGGGAGAGGTTGTAGATAGTTCCGGTGTTGTTCACCAGCGCCGGGAGCCCGAGGGCCGTCAGCTCAGACGGGGCCGAAGCCTCATCCTGCTCACCGCTGATGTAAACGCCGTCGTTATCCGTGACGGTCACGGCCGCATTGACCGTAATCGTGGCGTTGGCGATGTCGTTCGAGGTGATCTGCACCGGGCCTGCCTGGCGTAGACCAGTCGTGTTGTTCAGAAACACCACAACCTGTCCCGTACGAATCGTCCGAGAGTCATCGACCACGATGGTCGTGTCGGCGGCCTGGGAGCCACTCACGTTAGTGAGTCGGCCAGTACCGTCGCCACGCAGGAACGTGGTCTCGAAGTTGGCACCCGCACGCTTTACAGCCGAACTGATTGCGTCCGTGATACCGGCGGCGAAGGCGTCTTCGCCTGCGCGCTTCGAAACAGCCTCTGCGAGACCAGAGAAGGTAACCGTGTGGTAGTACTTCTTGGGTCGTACGCGAGCCTGCTTGATGCGCTCGTTGCCCGCGGAGGGCAGGGTGTTGTCGTCAGTGCCGCGCCAGCCGCCGCCCGACTCATTGCCGTCAATTCTGACAGCAAAGTACGCACCGTCACCCGAAGGGATGAAGCGCGTATTCTCCTTGAGTCGGCTGTGGACTGGGGAAGAAAGCTGTTGCATCTGCCCGATGAAATCCACGACGTACCGACGTAGGAGCATATCGCCAAGTGTGGCAAAAGTCTCCATTTTTAGGAACTCCTTATCAAACCGTAGGTGCAACCATGCACTGTGCGTGGAGGCTCTAAGGCTTGGTTAGGGTTCCCTAGGCGCCGCGAGTCTTTCGGAGCATCTCGGCCAAACCAGCGCTAAAGTCAGCCTCGCTATGAACGAGGTTGTCCTTATCGTCAGTCTCGGCCCAGTCCTTATCCGTAAGGCTCTTGATCGTATCCTCAGCGGATACGATTCTGGCTTCGGGAACCCGATCTTCGATTTCCTTGGTCGTATTAGCGACCAGAGCACCGCGCGGGATACCATACCCCTTGATCACCTCGGCGAGTGAAGCGTTCAGAGCCGGGCGGATAGCATCACTACCAGCCTGCTCAATCCCGTTCCAATCAACACGATTACTCCAGAGCTGTCCTATGACGGCTCTGTCGTCGTCCGTGTAGCCATCAGGTAGTTTTTCGAGCATGTCCTTGGCATAACCAGCAGCCTCGCTCCAGAGGTTCTCAGCTCGCTGATCATCGAGAAGTTCTTCCAACTCAGCCGCTTTCTGCTCGAATCGCTTCTCAGCGTTCGATGCGGCCTGCTGGTCGCCCTTCTCTTCCGCGGTCTCGATCTCGTCCGTGATGCCCTGGAGAGCTTTGTCAATCGCCACCACATGGGGGCGAAGCTGCTCATCCGTAGCAAGGTTCTTGATCGCATCGAGGATCTGAGAGTCTTGCTCTAGATCTCCGATTCGTCCGCGAAGCTCTTGTTCTCTCGTATTGGCAGAACTGAACTGCTCTTCGAGGCTCTTATAGCGTTCGGAAAGCTCATTCTTCTGCTGCACTACCTTGGACAACCGCTCGTAGGGAACCGTCTTCGATTCCTTACTGGTGTCGTCAGTGCTCTTGTCAACCGCGTCGTCAGAAGCGCCTTCCGCTTTGTCTCCAGTCTTGAGTGCCTGCTGGAGTGCATCGGCTACATCCGGGTTCGGTTCGGTCGTGGGCTGCGATTCCACTTTGGGGTCCAGCACCTCTTCTAGAGCTGCTTGGATTTCGTTCGCATCAGGCATTGCCTGTACCTCCTAGGTGTTTAACGCCCTCATGGAGTAATCAGGGCGAGTTACATTCAACATTTACGGCCCAGGAAGAGGGGCGGCCTTATAGGCAGTTGAACTACTTCCTCTAGTAAATAATGCCGTTTACCTATTTAATCAGGCAGGTTTACTGAACCTAATTATTCAGGGGAAAGAGGGCCCCTGGAAAGCGGGGGAGGAACGCTTTCCAGGGGAGGCCCGCCGCACTCGGGAGGGGGGTGCAGGGGCCCTTACTCGGACTCTGCCTCTTTGGCGGCCAGATCGGCTTCGGCTTCTGCCTTCAGCTCCTCAATCTTATCGCAGAGTGCGGAAGCCTTGGAGCCCTCAAGGGCAGAATCGCAAGCGTCCTTCCCTACGTCAAGCAGCATGGGGTAGAGCGCACAGCCAAAGCTGAGGCTCACCATTAGAAGTAGAGTGATAAATGCGGAACGCATTACGTTTTCTCCTTTGTTGAAAATAGTAGACAATTAGCGGCCGGTGCTTCTACGGGACCTAGTTATGTTGGGGCCCATATAGCGTTGAGGCTTGGGTTTACCTACGACAGCGCCAATCGTACCGCCTCGGTTCTTGATCTTAGGATCAAGCCTAATGACCTGCTCGGTTACTTTAGCCGGAGATACGTGTACAGGCTCACGCTGGATCGTCACAGTGGGGATGTCGCTGAGGTCGAATAGACTCCGGACGGAGGCTTTCCTCTTCAACGACGCTTTCTTATCAGACATGTCAAACTCCTTTAGAACCCTACGGTCTCTTTGGTCATTCCAAACTCACGGGCCTTAGCGGTCCGCATCCGGTCTCGTTCGACAGCGGGGTTGTTACGGATCTCTCGATCTTTCATCGCATCAGGGCTTACCTCAGCGACTCCAAGTCCTCGGTTCCTGACAAGCTCGCCCACGCCAAGATTCTCCATCATGTCGCCCAAGTAATTAGGCGCGAGTACTTCCATAGGGTTCATTGTTTAGACTCTCCTTAGAAACTAATCTTAAAGCGGAATCCGGGACCGGACTTGCCACGAAGGCGCCCGCCCCCAGGGCCTCTAGCGTTGCCTCGAATACCTTTACTAGCCAAACCCTTCATGATGCCGACCTTCCATTTGGCCTTGATATCCCCCCCATTTTTACGAGAGAGCTTGCCTATGGTCCCTCCGAAACCGACCCCTCTAGGACGAATATACCTTCGCATGGAAGAGGCAATTTCTCGCGTTCGAGTCCTAACCGACGGAGGGGTTACCTCTGACGGGTCCTCAGACATGAGAATCGTCCGCTTCTTCTTTTCAGCCTCAGCCATTATATTCTCCTACGATCCGAACGGTACTCGGATCACCTTGTAACCTTGTCCCCTAAGTCGTGTAGCCATCTTTACGCCAGCTACTGGGTTCCACGTATGAACAATAAAGCGTACGTGAGAATACAGTTCTGAGGGTTGCTTTTCCAGCCACCTTACCACTTCCAGCCCGCAGTCCTCACTAGCTGGATGGGCCGGACATTCTCCGCCATTCAAGTTATAGCCCAGCGAAACAATGTCCAGCCGTGCTCTGTAGTTCTTGAGCATATCCAGCATTTCGGGGACTGTCTTAACCCAGAAAGTTCGTTCCTGATCTTGCTTGTTCATTCGCTGAAACTGAAGCGCCGCTCGACTAGGGTCGTCGTCCAGAAACACAATGATCTTATCTTCGTTCATTCTACCTCCCTACAATGAGTTTGCAGCTCTACTCTCCGCGTCTGTCATTCCTCGGCCCGAAGAGCCTTGAGGCATGCCAGTCAACTTCTCCACAAACTTCCCAAAACGATTGGCCCAAAGCCCTCCTTCTCGATCAATACGGCGTATATCAGAAACAGCTCCGGCAGCTCCAACCATCAACCCAAAAGCGCCCATGCTTCTACCGGCTGCCTTTGCTGCGCGGCGGGCTAGCCTCTGATTTTGGGTCTGGATTCGAAACTCATTCGGATTCTCATTCAGTGACTTGGTGGCCCACTTCCTTCCGGGGTGCTCTTTGAGCTTAGTCTCAGAGAGTCGAAACTCCGAGGCTACTTTCTTCTGGCGAGTGCGGCGGTCGAGCTGCCGCTTTACAACCGTATTTGATTGAGACTTCGCGGCTTCGCGTCTAGCCCTTTCAGCAAGACGCCCTTCGAGAGCCGCTGTACCGGCTGCTGCGGTTCCTGCTGCTCCAAGACCCAGCAATAGACCCTTAGTTGATACTTTCTTGTCAGGCATCAAAAGCCCTACTTTTCGCCTTCGCCGACAGCTTTAGCTTAGCAAACTTCCTAGCTATAGGCCGCGGAGGACACTTACCGTGTGCCTTAGCGCGGCTCTTCTGTGAAGCACACATTTGCATGAAGCTGTGCTGCGCTTGAGATACAGCAGGCATACTTCAATCCTTAGAAGAGACCGAAGGGTCCCTTCCCCTTCTTTTTCTTACCTGCCTCATAGATATCCTGCTCTTCCGGGGTCCGACCATAGCGATCCATAGTTGAAAGACCTGACACGCGCCCATAATTGACGCTCTCGGGGGCGGCTACAAAGCCACTTCCGACGCCGCCCCATCGGTTCCTAGCCGCGCTTGCAGGAGGGGGCGGCGCGACGTCGTACTGGTACTCCTGCCGTGCGCCTCCGGCAAGACCAGAATAGGCCCGTTCAGCATCAGATATATCCGTGGTGCCTGCGCCGCCGCGCCACTCAGCGGTTCGCCCGCCAGCACGGCCCGGACCGTACTCCATACCTATACTACCCTGGGGTCTGCCTAGGGCTATTTCTTCCCTGACACCGGGGTCGCCGATAAGGGAGGGATCAAAATTACCCTGCGCCAGGGAGCGCAGTTTTCCGCGTGTCTGGCGGGCTTGTTCGATACCAAGACCTTCAAACTCATGCTCGCCCATTAGCGCAGCGCGACGGGAGGTACGACCCGTATGACGAACGCCCTCACCTCCGAATTGCTGCAAGTTCGCTAGAGAATGACGCGCAGAGCGGCCACTGATTAGCCCCTCAGAGGCTCGCTGAAGCCAAGGTTTAGAATGCTGGGTGCTAGCCCTTTCAAACGCCCCCAGTGCGCGATTCGAAGCCACGTCACGAAGTCGCGACGCCCGTTGGATAGCGTCCTGATGCTTTATTGCGGTAGTGCCACCTTTTCTAAGCTTCCCAGACTTCTTCATCGAGGGGGTAGAACCCAGTACGTCCAACGCTTGCTGGTACGCACTGCCTTCGTCTCCTCGCAAATATGAAGTCGCGGCTCGCGATCCGCCGTACTCGTAAGCAGAGCCCGTATCACTACGCCCCTTTTTCTTTGCTTTGGCTACTTCGCCTCGACCGTATCGTCCTGCTGTTGTTGCCATTGTCTACTCCTGTTGCCCGCCGCCTTGCATGGAGGCTTGCATTTCCATTTGGGCGAGCATCATTTGCTGCTGTTGCATTTCACGCAGCTTGATTTGTCGGTCATAGAGGTCGATGGACTGAGTAAGCGCTTGCTGCTGATCTTGCGGCAGATCAATAAAGCCATCGCTCTTCGATTCGTTTACCAGCAAAGCCTTGAAAATATACGGGTCGTCTTCTGGCATGTAGGTGACTCTATCGAATCGTCCCTGCTTAATTAGAGAGACCATCTTCTTCGCTCTGTTCACATCAGGACCACTGGGCATGAGCGCCTTCTTCAGACCAATCTCATCAAGGATGGCCTGGCGTAGGCCAATATCCTCTATAGCCTGAATGTTGGGGAGGTACTGTAGTACCTCGATCATTTTAGCCTCGCGGGCTTCCTTGGACACCAAAGCCAAGCTAGCCGTGTCCACCCGCACCATAACGTTGTCCGCCAGATCTTCGCCTGAGAATTGCTCAATCGAGACCCGGCTGTGCTTCTCGCGAGCCAGAATACGAATGCGCTCAAGGTACCGAGGGTCTTTCTTAACGTATCGAATAGTGGTCTGAAGCATCAGCTCTCCAAGCTCCTGATGCGACTCGTCCCATTCTTGAAGCGTGGCCGAACGACTAGCTAGCGCCTGCTTCCGTAGAATGTCAATCATGGCAGCACTGTTTACGCCGATCGGGCGCTCGCCACGTAGAACCTGCTCCGTGCCGGCAATGGCCTCCATCTCAGATATCTGAGTCTCACGCTCTGTTAGTGCAGCCGTGGGATACGGAGGCGGATAGACAGGCTCCGGTGCAGCGCCCGCGGTCCGGCGTGGATCGTACTCCCAAATCATGCCTGGGCGACCTGTCCATAGATCTTCCACTGGCATCGAGCCCTTAGGAGCCACCCAGGTCGCGATGGGCACCGTGTGACGCCACATAATCAAGGTGGTGTCAATGGCGTTAACGCGCTTGATCTTCGGCAGCAGCTTCGATACTAGACTGCGCCCGTGAATACTGCCTGTCTGGCCCTCCCAACGGTACCGTACATAGGGATGCCAGCGGTCAGGCCATCGTGGATCGTAAGCCCTGGCCCCGATCTTCTTCGGGGAGTCGTAAAGAACCGCATCTCCAATAGAGATTATGGTACGACCTCTGGGCCACATCTTCGAGGGCGCCCTGTCAAAGGTCCGGACAATCACATGACCTTCCCAGTAATCAGGTGAACCGATATACAGACTAGGACCCGGTCCCTCAACCAACTCTGAGATTCGCTCCCACCACCACAGAGACAGAGAGGTGACATTCTCTTCCTTCAGATTATCCAGCGCGTTAAGATCCCAGCCCTTCTCCTTGGTCAGTCCTGCTGATTGCTTCGGAGGAGCCAGATACTTGTCACGCAACTTGTCAATCGCAACGAACTCTTCCTTTAGAGTCCAGCCCAAATCCTCCCAGAAGTGAGTCGCTGGGGTGTGGAACTGGAACGAGGTCACGATGTTGGCCCTGAGGTCTCCGTATTCGACCTCGTCCTCCATGACTTGCAGCCCCGTCTCATCATCTAGTACGGGTACATCTCGCTCAACAGCCATAGCTTCTGGCTGAGATCCTTCTGGTAGGGTTACCTCAATCTCCTGTTTTGTTTTTCCGATTTGGATACGCCTAGGAGCGGTGGGGTCCCAAGCCACTTCAATCAGACTAACACCGGTATGCAGCACCATTCGAGCTGTCTCCCGCATCTTAGCGGGCATTTTAAGTGCTTCCCACAAATGCTCTAGCACCAGCTCAGACAGCTCCGCGGCGGTTTGATCCTCATCCTTGTCCGACTTCGGAGTCACCCTAGGGCGCGGTCGATTCTCAGTCAAAAGAGCGATGTTAGTCTCGATGTACCGCCCAAGTAGATCGTTTGTAGGCTTCGGAATATTCTTAGTCGTTTCTTGAATAACGGACAGATCGCCTACTGAGGAGTCACTGTTATTCGTTAGACGCGAAACAAGGATATCATCAACATACTGACGTCCTGCCGTAAAGAAGATATTCTCAATCCAACGGACGGAGCGCTGCCAGTGCAGGCTCTGCTTGTTGGAGTTCACAGTGTCGGCGTACTCTTTAATAGCACCGCCAAGCTTATCGTCACCAGCAGCCAGCTCATCAATCTGATGGAGCTGACCCTTCTTGATGTTTTTACGATAGTCGATACTTGTACTCACCGTCTATACCCTAGGACTCGTCATTATTGTGTAAGGAAGGAGACTCCCCCATTGGCACACCTAGGGCGGGGATTAGCATCTGAATCATGTCATCAGCATCTTTGAACAAAGGAGACTCAACTTCGGACATCCACTGTTGAGTGATATCAGCACGTTTAGCCTGCAATCTAAGTGCCTCATTCTGGGTGTTCGGTACTTCTTCTTGGTTAGCCTGATCCTCAGCGTACTTCTGATCTCGATACGCTTCAGGCGATTCCTTAGCTATAAGGGCCTCCTGTGTCGCCATTAGCTGCTGCTTCAGCTCCGTCCGGTCGGTGCGGAGGTCTGTAATCTGCTCGCGCAATAGTTCAATCTCGCGCTGCGCCGCTGCGTTCTCTGCAACAATCAGATCTCGCTTACTATCTCCCCACGACATTAGCTGCCTCCTGCGTTACCGCTCCCACGGTTTATCCTCCCAGCCCGTAAAGACTTCCCCGTCATCCTGATACTTGCCGTCTATCGCCTTATCCAACAGCTCGTCTCGGCGACTTGGATTGCTTGTAGCCGCCATTACATCAGGAGCAAGAGATCTCTTCACGTCCACATTCTTGAGCTGAGCGGCTATGGTCTTTTTCATAGTCTCTTCCAAAGCCACGGCTTTCGCCTTAGATCTCTCATGTTTCCGCTCTTCGCGCTGAATGAGCAGCTCACCCCGGGTATCATGTTCATTCATTACTCGTTCCTCCTATATATCATCACGCACCTGCCACATCTTCACAATAGTAAAAATATTGTTGGTCTCATAGAACGCGCCGTCACTGCCAAATCCATCAATGACCTGGGTGTTGGCGCAGCGATGTTGAACCTCTAGGGTCCTCTGAGAGAACAACTGAAACCTGCCTGTAACCTGCGAGCGTGTTTGCCCCGACCCGGCGACGATAGGTAGGCCTACGGTCTGGTCGCCATCGGTGCCGGTAATCCATAGGGCTGTATCGGCGGCGAACTCCGTAGTTCCCAGAATGACTGTGTTGGCTTGCGCGCCCGGATTATCGGTAACATCAGCCAACCTAGCCACGTGCTCATTGACATTGAACGCCGGGGTTGAAATCTCAGCGTAGTAAACGCCCTTCCCCAGAGTGATATCTCCACCAGCTCCGGGCGTATCGCTTACGGTCGTATCAACAGAGAAATCATCATGAATTACCTCAACCAAGTCCCGCGTTCGCCAAGCAGCTTCGCCGGGGTCATGCCCCGTAAAGGTACCTCCGGGCACCCCCGACGCCTTTGAATCAACGATCTCAAGGTAAGAGGAATCCAAACCCTTCTCGAACTTGCCATTGCCTCCTACTACGAAGTCGCCTTTGACGGCGTGGTCACCGCGCGTCTGAGCCATCTTACGTGTCCGGCCGGAAGATCACCGTAATAAAGGTAGTGGCTACTCCGGCACCAGACACAACCAGCAAACCGTTACTTACCAAAAACGGCACCTCAATCTGCTCAGTGCTATCTACGCCACAGGCGATAGTACCGAGAGCGACGCCAGCGGCAGTCTGAACTTGCACAATATCAAGCACGCCGTCACAAGCAACATAAATGCCCAGGATAGTACCAGACTGGTCGGCGGGTATGATGGTACGGGTATCTGCACTGTCGTTGCCAAGTACCCTAGTAATCTTTGTTCCTACGTAAGCAGGCATGAAATACTCCTCTAAGCGTCAGTCGTAACGTATATGCCTAAAATAAGCGCAGACTCGTCAAACTAAACAATAGTTCTCATAGCCTTGGAGGGGCCCGGTCGTGTCGGCATGAAGATGCTCCCTTCCCTAGTAAATAATGCCGTTCGTTTGTTTGATCAAGCTAATTGATTAACTCGAATCGTTATTCCGAGGTCTGAGTGACTGTGACGAAGGGGCGGATACCGGCAGAAGACGAACTCTTAATGAGGAGAAACGAAGTACTATTACCTCCTGCACCTACTGCACCGTCGTCTATAACAGAGAAACCAAACTTATCGCCGGCAGAAGGAGTCAGTCGGCGGTTGAACACTACTTCTCCTCGTGAATTGATGGTTTGACCCCCCAGGTTAACCTGAGCGTACCGCTGATGGCCGCCTACAACCGTGTCATCTTTATCTCCATTTGGCCCTAGATACAATCTTATAGTCACAATTACAGTCGCCTCCCCTCCACCAACGCTGAAGGCGATCATATTGAACGGTATAATTGCCTCTATTTGAAACGTCTTATGCCCGTCCGGGGTGGATGGGAATTCAAAACCTATCATATCAGCGATGTCTAGCTCACTGCCAGTTACTGTCTGATTTGCTCCTGTTCCTACATCTGTGAATATAGACGGAGGAAACAACGACCCGGAATGTAGATTACACACAGGGTCACCGACCGAGTCGTTGGTGAGGTAAAAGTAATCATTGGCAAACGTCAAAGCGTTTGGAGCGGTGTATGTATTGTTCTCATCCTTGATGTCTAGCGCGCCTGAGCCGGCTACATCCGGTTGTAGATTCGCTACCGGATCGCCACTAGAATCATTGGTCAAGTAGAAGAAGGCGTTCGCGAATGTAAGGACATTCGGCGCGAGATACACATTGTTCTCGTCCTTGATGTCTAGTGCGCCCGCTACCGCTGTTAGCGTGACGGTACCGTCACCGTTATCAGTCAAAGTATTGGAAGGAACAATGACATCCTGTACGTTCTGAATAGAGGGGCTACCGTCGCTCTCTCTAAACCGTAGAGAGGTCAGCTCATTCCCATTCTTCACATAGAAGGCCTCGGCGACCACCTGATTTTCCACAAGCAGCTCATCGTCAATAACTACCTGTCCGTCACGAGACTTGATCAAAAGATCGTTGCCTCTCTTACTGATCTCTCCTCCGGAGCCCGGGGCCAGATAAAACGCCTCGGCCGTGACGGTGTTCTCCACATTCAGAGAATCATCCATCCGGACATGCGCCCCGAAATCTGTAGTGTCGCGGAACTGACTGTTGAGGACTGGCTTCCCTGATTTGTCTGAAGAGAGATAGAATCTGTCCTCGTTGACGTTTAGGAGCTGGGCGGCGATGTACTCGTTAGTGCCGTCCGTGAAGGTCACACCGCTATGGGCGTTGTCCGTCAGACTAAGAAAAGCTGTGGGGGTCGCACCCCCATGAGCGTCGTCCAGATCTACATTCACATAGAAATCCCGCGAATCAAAAATCAAGTGCGCGTTAGGATCAAGCACATGACCGTCCGTGGGCTGTTCGTCTGTGCGGACAACAAGGTAGAATGGATCAAGCGGGACTAGAGCCGCCGCCCCTGCACCGCCGGAGGCGATGTACACAGAGCCGGTAAAAGTATCGTTGAAGTAGAACCACGCAGTATTCGGATCAGATACGTCGGCCGTATCGGGTATCACGATTCTGTCGTCTGAGTCCATGACTTGAGCAAGAACGGGGGTAACTCCAAACAGATGGGATACCTGCCAAACGCTCCCTGATCTGAAGAACTGAGTAGCGCGGCCAAAAGGCTGAGTGAAGCGAATCTCGGGCTGGCCTTTATTGGCTCCAGAAGTAATCTTCTCTACCTCAAGACCGTCAGATGCTCTGAAGAAGATCTTGGAGGGGTTGAGAACCGAACTGTCAGCCAAAGAACCGGATTCAGCAACCTCCTCAATTGTCTGTAGACCGGGGCCATAGAATCCTGCGTTGGACTGTATGCCTCCTTGACCTACGGCTTGGAACTGACCGTCGTGGAATCGAACGCACCAAGCATCGGTCCACACAGGAGTATCCACAGTACCGTCATTCTTCTGACAGCACATCTCCTGAGTTGCGCTATCATAGAAGAAGCGGTACTTGTTACGAAAGGATAGGTCGCCATATGCCTGCCCCAAGAGAGCGCGAAGCGCGTTGAGTTCGTCAACGCCCGTCTCAAGCTCTTGGACCGAGTTACGTACAATAGCTTTGGTCTCAGCGGTGTTTGACCGTACCTCACCCCACTGCAAATTGAGGGGCTTGCCGTCAAGGACGGGCCAAATGCCGTAAAAGGTTCCTTCTCTAATAGACATCTACAAATCCTCAATCATTCCGAAAGCATACCACGAAGTATCGGGTACATTAGTGAAATTCCAGTCATCAGCGCCATGCTGTATGCCTGAGCGTTTAGGCGACTTAGTAGGCTTGAGAGCGAGAGCCTCAGGCTTAATGAGCAAATCGCCGGGGGCTACTGTCTGTTCTACGTGCTCATCCTTGTTCTCTGGTAAGCGCCACTCATACTTGTCTACCTTTGCAGGGCCCTCAAAACGGGTCCAACCCCCTACTAGAGGTTCAGAGGCTGTATACCATGAGGTATCAGGTACGGTGTTGAAGTTCCAATCGTCCTGTCCGTGCTGTATGCCTGAGCGTTTAGGCGACTTAGTTGGTACCAGCTCAAGCTGACTTGGCTTGATCAGCAGATCTCCAGGGGCGACTGTCTGTTCTCCGTGCTGGTCCCCGTTGTTTGGCAATCGCCATTCGTACTTATCTAGCTTGGTAGGCCCATCAACATCCGTCCAACTACCGGGCATTACTGTCTCGGATGCGACATACCATCTCGTAACCGGTATGGGATCAAAGTCCCAGTCGTCCTGTCCGTGCTGTATGCCTGAGCGTTTGGGTGACTTAGTAGGCTTGAGGGAAATGTCCTCAGGCTTGATCAACAAGTCACCCGGACCCACAGTCTGTTCCACATGCAACTGATCGTTGTTGGGTAGGCGCCATTCGTACTTATCTACCCGAGAAGGTCCTGCAACCTCAGTCCAACGCCTAAACGAGAAGGTGATGGTAGCCGCGAACGGGCCGTCTGAGACGCTCTCGTCATTCGTAACAGACAGATCGTAGGCAGGTGCTATACGATCATCATCGTCAATGAACACAATGTCCCCGGCCGTAACCTCGGACTGTGTCCACGTAGTAATCACAATGCCGGGCGCGCTCAGCCTCTGGAACTGTCCGTTAGTTAGCGATGAGATCGTAAAGATCAGATCGCCTTCGTCCTGATCTGCGTCTGTAGCCGTCGCCCGCATAACGTTGGACGTAAGGCCAACCGTCTGTCCTTGCGTGAGCGTTAGCTGATTGGTTACAAGGGTCGGTCCAGTAGTGAAAGTAATCGTAGCCGCATCAGGACCGTCAGTTTGGCTGGCATCATTTGTGATCAGTAAGTCATACGAAGGAGCGGTAGCATCATCATTGTCAATAAAGACGATGTCGCTGGCCGTGACTTCGGATTGATTCCACGTAGTGATCGCAACACTGGGGGCGCTAACTCTTTCGAATTGCCCCCCGGAAACACTCGAAACGGTAAATACCAGAGTAGAGTTGCTTTGAGCTAGATCACTAGCCTGCATTTCAGCAGCAGTAATCAGAACTGTTTCAGCACGGACTAGCGTTAGTTGGTTGGTACTGATTACCGGCAGTGGAGCCGTAAAAGTAATAGTAGCAGCGTCAGGGCCGTCAAACAAGCTAGCATTATTCGTTACAGACAGATCGTAAGACGGCGCGGTCACGTTACCGTCATCAATGAACACTATGTCATTGGCAGTTACCTCTGACTGTGTCCACGTAGTAATCTCAATACCCGAAGCACTTACTCGTTCGAACTGACCTCCTGTAACAGATGATACAGTAAATATCAGATCAGCGTCATCTTGTCCTGTGTCAGAGGCCAGCATCTCAGCAGCAGTAATCGAGACGGTCGCAGCTCGAATGAGAGTCAGTTGATTGACGTCGAGCGATGGGTCCAGGGCTGTAAAAATCACGATAGCAGGTATCACATTCGACTTCAGCGGAATGTCGTCGGTGGCCTGCACAGACCATGCTGGCGTTACGTTTGTACCATCAGGAACAAACACAACCAGGCTGCTATCAATCTGGCCCTGCGTAAACTGTGTAATAGCCGTGCCGGAGTCTGTAGTCAACTCAAATTGTCCAGCAGTTACGCCCGTAACATCAAGCACAAGGTCTGCATCGTCTTGTGCTGGTTCAATACTATCCGCAGATATGAACCCGTTCATGTTAACCGTAACGCCCTGTGAGATTGACCCTAGATTTAAGGTAATCGTGGGCGCGGGCTTATAGGTTATGTGAAGTCTAGGTCCAAGCGCAGGTATCGCAGCTATAAATGCGATAAGCGATCTCTTATTGGTCTCGCCTGTAGCCGTGAAGTTTAAAGCAATGTGATTACCTTGAATATATCCCGGGTCGTCTACGATTTCCTGTACGAGAACGGCCAAGCTAGGAGTTGAATGCCGTGTAAGCTGATTCATAGGGTCGGGCATCACCCAAGCAACGCTAGTGGAAAGCTCAAAAGTTCGAGCTGCGACAAGTATATCAGCGTCAACCGGGTAGTTGAATTTCCCCAATCCAACCACGTTCGCAGTATGCCTCATACCTGCCGAGCCAAGAAAAGTACGGTTAAGATACGTGTTCAAATAGTTAGAAGAGTCAGTAACGTCTCCGTCACTCTTGAACAACCTAACATAATAGTCGCCTGCTGGAAGAGTTACTTGCTCGTCACCGCTGAAGCTGAATGTAACAACCGTTTCAGAGGTAGAAATAGTAGAGCCTACAACAACATCAGATATAGCTAAATTAGGCCTAACAAATACTGTGGCGTTCTGATTGCCAGGAATAGATCCGTCAGACGGTGACGATAGGGGAGCCACTATGGACGCTTGCCAATTTCCACCGCCAGTCCCTACCCTAGCAAGTGTCAAATCTACCGATCCTAAAGTTACGCTAGTACCTACAGTAAATTTCTGAGCTACTTCATTAATACCGGAGGTTTGTGCTACAGGGTCAGATCTGGTTGTAGCAACTCCTGTAGTATCAGCAATCGTACCTCCTACATCTGACTTAACATGAACATGAAATGTATCGCTGCCGTGAAATCGCCATCCTATACCCACCTCGGTATCGCGGCCGTAGAACGGAAAATATTTGAGGCTACCATCATCGCTGCCGGCCTCACGGTCAGGTGCTTTAATATCGCACGTTATCGCCCCAGTTTGTGGAGGACCAAACAACGGGTCAGTAAAGAAATCACAAACAGCAGAGGTAATCTCCGAATTTGGAGGCACAACAGCGTTATTGAACCCACACAAGAAACTCGATTGAATACCTAAAAATACGTCACCAACCACCAAATTTATTTCTTCAGCGTCAGTATTATTTGAGGCAAGACCTATATAGTCATTATCCCGCGATTCTATATCAGACTGAATAATCGTCGTTATGGACAATTAACTCTCCTCAACGTAGATCATGAAGCTCGCCTTGCTGAAGCTTGAGTGGAAGCACGACGGGTAGTCGCATATAAATAGATTCCCTTCAACTATCCCTAGTTGGATCGAAAATCCCTCTAGTAAATAATACCGTTTTACACTTTGTTTAAGCTATCTATCTTACTTTAATTATCTTTATCCGGCTGTTCACTCAGGATAAACGGCATTATTTACTAGAGGAGACACTACAATGGACTTTGAAGACACGTTCTACGGACGACCAAACACGATCAAAACATACCAGAGCCTGTACAGGCGTCATATTGCTGGAACTCCCTGGGATGGGTGGAATGATGACGCCACACGGAGTATTTTGACTATATGGGAAGGAGAAGGGCTATCTAGGAACACGCTAAAGACGCTGATCCGCTTGCTGGGACGTTACATAGAATTCAAGGGCGGACCAAAGGTGGACACTCAGAGATTCATACGCGCGCTCAGCCGGAGCGAGCAGCAAAAGGAAGTGACGTCCTTGAGCGTCAAACAGGCAGGCAGCCTAATGGAAGTCACCCGAAAGCTGAACCCCAAATTCTACCCTGTAATGCTTCTGGCTATGCACGCCGGTCTACGTAGGGGGGAGATCTTCGGCCTTCGATGTGGAGATATCGACATGCTCCAAGGAAAGATCAAAATCTCTCACTCGTATGACGGGCCCACTAAAAGCGGACGGAGCAGACTCGTTCCGATGAGCGCAGAACTATCCCGGTCACTTGCAGAAGCTAGAAACTTCCTTCTACGTAAACCCTCCGAGAAAGTGTTTGAACAATTCGACCCGAACCCCGCGCTCCGACGACTATGTTCATATGCCCACATACAGCCAATCCGATTCCACGATCTGCGCCACACATTCGCCTCACTAGCCCTGACCAGCGGGGTCAATCCAAAGCAGGTTGCCTCCTGGCTAGGGCACAGCAGTGTCGTAACCACTCTAGAGATCTACTGGAACCTAACGTCTGAAGATGTGGTGGCGCTCGATTTCCTTCCAGAAGTGAAACGTATCGTCAAGTAAAATCAAACTGCTTCATCATTCGACCAAACGGTATTATTTACTAGGGAGAATGCACTTGACAAGCAAAAAGTCCGACAACCTAATTGAAGATTTTGATGAGCAGAATGCTGCTGCGCTTGCAGAGCTGTTGGTGGACCCGTCTACCTCAGAATCAGTGCGACTCCAAATCATCAATGAGCTAAACGAGGCCTCAAAGAGCGAGACGTTCTTCGAGGCTATGTTCAACGAAGCTTTGACTCTCGGGGCTTGTCCATGCTGTCACCACGAGAACCACTGGCTAGTGCCTGAAGATGTGCTAAACCAAATGGGGTGGGTAACAAGCAAGGAAGACAACAGGGTCAAAACGCATACCGACTCGAAAGACTGTCCTGAGTTTGCGGAAGCGTGCTCAAAGAAACGAGTTTCAGTGTGAACTGCGACCTACTGGAGATACAATTTGGCCCTCCCCGAATGGTTCCTCGACAAGTACAGCGTCCCTGAGGAGCCGGTAGCTGCCCCGGTAGCAGCCGCCCCTCCTAGCAACCCCGTTACGGCTACTTGGCGCCAGTTCCAGAATCTGGAGATGGCGGACACCCAGCAGGAGCGTGAGCGCATCCACGGGTCTATTCTTGCCTCCACGCGCCAGAAGCCAGACCCCATCACCCTTACTAGCCTTGCGAGCCGCTTTGCCAGCTCCGACGAGGGTACTGAAACTATCGCGCTATCCGTTGAGGGAGCAGCTAGCGAAGTTCTCACCCAAGCGCCAGTCCGCGTAGCCCCTCCCATACCCGAAGGCAAGAAGGTCTTCACCGACCCTAGGCAGTGGGAGCAGATCATTGATCAGGCCCCAGAAGAAGGCAAACCCCTCTCTTTCAAGCAGGCGTTTACCCAAGCACGCAAGGCCGGTCAAGAAGGTTTCGAGTACCACGGAGACCGCTTCCATACCCGCGAAAAGGGGGAAAGCGGCGCGGAGTGGGCTCAGTACCTGACTGGCGGACTAGCGCCTGAGATTGCGGCTACGCCCAGCCAAGAAGGCTACGGCCGGCGTGAGGACGGTACTGAGAAAGGCGAGGGATGGCTAGGTCTCATTCCCATGCAAGACGGATCAGACCGTATGATGTCTGAAGTTTCCGTGGGCGTGGAGATTGACGGTGAGGAAACACTGGTTCCCGCTATCGTACCCGCGCTTTCTGAGGATGAGGTGTCATATCTAGCGCAAGGAGGGGACGCGCGAGAGCATCAGTCTATCATGAACAAAGCCGTCTCTCATGCCAAGGAGCAACTGGCAGGAGGAAACTCCCCTTTCGCACCGGAGGAGCCCGGCACTGAGATTATGAGCGGCCTCAACCCGCGAGATAAATCACGTATGCGTATGTCTGCTGAGGCATTTAGACAGAGCCGGCAGCCTAATGAGGTTGCTGAAGCTACTGAGCCCGTATTCACGGATTTCATGGAGCGTGCGGGCGTTCAAGTGGCCCAAGGTAAAGACATTGACGTGAAGAATCTAAGCGCTGAGCTGGGGCCTGCTATTGAAGAGATTGCACCTATCCTACGAGAAGCAGGCATCACCCCAGAAATCACCTCGGGGCGCAGGGACAGAGGAGACTGGAGTTTGCATGAAATAGGAGAAGCCGTAGACTTTCGCTTGAAGAACGCCTCCTCCTCAGCGATCAAGAAATTGACAGATAGCCTGCCTGGGGAAGGCATCAAAGTAAAGGTCCACGGCCAAAAAGGCAAGCTATGGCGAAAGGGCGATTTCGAATACATTCTTCACGGATCGGGGAATAATGTTCACCTACACATAGAGCGCGACAACAGAGAAACCAAAGAGTCCCTCGCTGACCATCTCAAAGTATCAGGAAAAACCAGCAGCATTTCTCGCCGAGGTCTCAGAGCACACGCTGGCCTGATTGAGAAATACTTCCCAGACAAGGAATCCGCATAATGGAAATAGAGCTGATTGAAAGAAAAGTTGAGGTTGCTGAGGATCGACTGGCAGCCATAGACAGCGGGCTTGCGGTGCTGAGTCAGCGGCTGACCGATCATACTGAGCAGGACGAAGCTAATTTTGATCGGCTAAGCGATCAAGTGTCCGTCCTAGACGGAAAGATCGACACGCTTCTTATTCGTGAAGCGGCGCGTGAAGGAGAGTTGAAGGGCTTGAAGCGGGCGGCGGTAATTGTGGCCGGAGCTGTATCTCTGGCTGTTAGCATTGCCGGTATTGCGGTGGCGGCCTTCGTTAATTGAGTGATAAACTATCCCGCGCACTTCAAGAATTGAGCGCTTGGGTCCCTAAGCAAGACGCTAGCCCTGACGAACGAGTAATCGAGGCGCTCGAAAAAGCCCTTGCGACTACTACACCGGAGCGGCCGGGATGCCCTTGGGACAAACAGGAGGAGGACGATGAGCAAGAAGACTCAGGGTACTGGCTCCCCGAAGGGGACTAAGCCCGACCCCATAAAGGCCGGTAACACGGGGTACCGAAAGCGCTGTAGCCCTAAAGAAATACACTTCGCTAAGCTGATTGCTGACACCGGCATGGGAGGCGTCGAGGCTTCAAGGATAGCGCTCGGCTGGGCGTCTGAGCCTGGCTCCAAAGAGAACGATAATGCTAGGAATCTAGCCCGAGCACCTCGTATCAAGGCTGAGATACAGAAACACACTGATAGAGCTTTGGCTGAGGAGAAGGCCAAGGAGTCAATGCGCGTTGACTTCGGAGAGATGCACAAGGGAGATCTCCGAGAGTACGCCTTCAAAGTTCTAGAGAAGCTAAGAGACAACCCCAAGGCCAAGGCTGCTGACCGCTTCAACGCCATCAAGATGCTCAAAAAGCTTCACGATCCAGGCAAGGACGTGAACCTGATCTACAAGTGGATCGACCTGGCTTGGCGGTATCAAACGGCTCACTGCCCGGCTTGCCACAGCTCCTTCGCTCTTGCGGACATTCGCAACTCAAGGCTAGCCGACTGGCGAGATAAGACGGGCGCAACCAAGGGCACCACAAAGATTCCGCGGCGCTTTGACCGTCAAATGGAAATCATCAAACGGTGCGATCCGCGCCGTACCCCCCACGCAGGACAAGTTCGTATTCTATGCGCGCCAGAACGCCATGTCGTAGGCGAAGGTGCCGCGCGTGCTGGTAAGTCTTACTTACTCGGGCTGATAGCCACTATGGCTATCTGTTTGCCTGGGGTTGAAATCTGGATTCTAGCGGAGACCTACGACCGGGCTTCCAAGGAGGTAGAGTACATCAAGAACTTCCTCAACGCCCTCTTCTTCCCCTACTACAAGCAGATGGTCAACGTAGTCCACGACAAGAAGACCGGCGAAATGATCATGACAACGAAGTGGGGCTCAGAGATCCGGGTCAAGTCAGCAAAATCCAAGGGCTCGATTACCGGGCATGCCTTGGAATTCGCACTGTGCGCGGAGCCTGGATGGCTGCCTGCTGACATCTACGAGGAGCTTCGTGCTCGTATGTCAGAGCGTCTAGGTCGTATCGTCGCCCTAGGTACGCCTAAGGGCGTAGCGGGATTCATAGGGCGTCTGACCAACATGCACGGTCGCGACCCTAAGACGGGCAGGATGATTCGCTGGAAGCGGGATCAACGTCTGATTGCAAATGGATGCCCTTGGAACGTTTCCATGCTAGTCACTCGACTAGACCCCCAAGACAACCCTGAATTCGTGAAGTCCGAGTTGGACGCGGCACGGATGGAGCTTACTGACGAGGAGTACGCCTCGGAGTTCGAGGGCATAGGTGTATCCGCGGAAGGCGCCAAGTTCGGCCTAGTACGGGATGACCACCTCCGCATGATTGAAGACGACTTCTTCGACAGAGCCGTCTTCATACTAGGCATTGATCAGGGACCAAGGAACTTCGGCGGGTGCCTCATAGCATACGACGGCAATGACATCGTGACTGTGTGGGAGTACTTCAACTCCGATGAGCGCACTACTATGAAGAAGAACTTGGTCATTCTACGCTCACGGGTTCCTCGCTGGATTGAAGCCTTGGGAGGGGACCCGGATCGTTGGCTGTATACCATCACCGACGAGGCTCCAATGCTAAACCAAATCTTCACAGAGTTGGCTGATGAGGGTCAGCCCTGGCCTATGGACGTCCAACTAAGACACAAGAACATGGCGAAGCTTGGTGAGAACTGGAGACGAGAGAATCAGGAATTCATCAACAACATGGCCCGCTACAACCATCTATTTTTCCATCTGCTGGACTTTCCGTTTACGGCCGAAGATGAATCCCCGGGCTCATATCTGATCCATGATCAGGTCCGACAGTGCCTTGACGTGGCCGAGAATAGGGAACGAGAGTCCAAGTCTGGAGACAAAAAGGGCTGGTTGGTGAGTGACCCATTCCGTGGGGATCACGTATTGGACGCTTGGTACTTGGCAATTTGGATGATCTGCTCGCAGCAAGTAAATCTACCTAAGTCAAGTGCATCACGCTCTGCTGCTGACCCTTGGGCATTAGAGAAAGAGCAATTCGAAGCGGCTCTTAGAGATCGTGAGAGGAAGGAATTGGGGTTGAGTAGAAGGGAGCCAGGGTCCGCTAGGGAAGCCTGGCAGCAGGTTCTACGAGGTAAGAACAGTCAAGGAGTCCCGGGTTCAGGCTGGCGAGGGCATTACGGAAACGAAGCATAGGGAGGTTACGATGGTTACTGAAGACAGATCACATAGAAGCCATGAGCTGAATCCAAGAAGGCACCCCACAGGGGGAGACTACCAGAACGAGTCCAAGAACCGTATCTGGACTCGGCTGAAGCATGTAGCACTTTTGAGTGATGCGGAGATGCGCTTCATTCACGACGTCCCCGCGCTGCATGGTGACGGCGACTACGCCAATCTGGGCCATTCTCGGGGAGGGTCAGCTATTTTGATGGCTGATTGTGTGCGAGAAAACGGTCTCAACGCCAAGATCTACTCAGTAGATCTATTCCCTACGAACGCCAAGCAGCGAGATGCTCACTACCAGATGGACAAGTTCAATGTAGATAAGTGGATCGAACTATGCCCAGGCAGCACAGATACGTGGGCTAAGAAACTAGAGGACCGCAAGTTCAACTTCGTGTTCATTGACGCCGATCACACCTACGAGGCCGTAAAGAAGGACTTCAATACGTGGGCACCTATGGTGAAATCGGGAGGGTGGATCGCATTCCACGATACCAACCAAGACTTCAGTCACCGCGCCGTTGAGGAGACCGCGGCGGGCGTGTGGGAAGAGATGACGGGATTTCACGTAGACCGTATCAGGACTTTCCAAAAGCCGTGATAGTATACTCCCGCTGGAATTGCCATCAGCATAGCCTTCGATATATGAGCACTGATCGGCGAGAGGACTACGAACGAAAAATGTGGAGATATAGGTTCTACGACTCATGGCTTACTAACAGGCTGAAGCTATTCAAAACCTTCACACACCCTAGCGTCCTCGCACAGACCGATCAGGATTTTCGATGGGTAAACATCGTACACCCTCGTAGTCCGAAGTGGTTCCTTGATGAACTAAGTAAGCTAGATAAGGTTGAAATCAAACCCGCGGTTTGGGATATTGAGGCCGCGATACGGGGGGTAGACTCCGTTAATCTGGACACTGATGATGCTATCTCAAAAGACTTCATTGAGTCGGCTAAGGCTGTAGATTTTGGTGGGGAGATAACATTCTCTCATGGAATCAAGTATCGAGTGTTTACCGATTTCTGGGCGGGTTATACCTGGGATATAGCGCCATTCAATATCATCAAGCACCCCGAAACCACCATACTAGACTTCCTACACGGCAGATCAGATCTCCGAAAGCACACCATCTTCACCGAGGAACCTAAGTGGGTACAGATAATTCATGAGAAGAACATCGCTAATGCACTAAGATTGCCCCGCTCCAAAAGATCAAACCCTCAGAAAGGGCTAGATTTAGACCACGTTCTACAATTCTTCGAAATTGACTCCAAAGCTATCTCGCCCACGCTGATTATGGGCGTTGAGTCTTGCTAGCATGCGTAGTACTCTTTCATCCACTTAACCGTGGCAAGTACGCCCTCTTCAAGAGAAACAGTGTCCTCGTGGCCTAAGTCGGCGATGGACTTTGACACGTCAACATACTTGTGCTTTGTCGTAAGAACCTCTCCATGATCCTTATACGCCACTAACGAGGGGTCTGCTTTGGTGTATTTAACCAAAAGAGCAGCCAGATCTTCAATAGTATGCGTCTGATTAGAGGCGATGTTGTACGTCTCACCACTAATGAAATTGTCCAAGATGTTCGCAAGGGTTCTCGCGCTATCGTAGACATATGTGCTAGTGCGTGTATGACCGTTAAAGACCGTGATGGGCCTTCCGTGTAAGAGATTGTAAGTGAACACACAGTTCACGCTCCGGAAAGGATGATACCATTCCCCCGGGCCGTAAGTGTTGAAGAACCTAACCACTACAGTATAGGTGTTGAACTGCTCCTGAGAGTTATGGATCTGCATCTCGTTGACTCTCTTACTCATCGCGTAATCGCTCATCTGTATGATGGGCGTTTGCTCCAACACATCCTCATACATCACATTTGAATAGTCACCATAGACCTCCGAAGAAGAGCAGTGTACGAGCTTGAACCCGTGCTTTTCTTGAAGCCGGATTATGTGCTTCATGCCGATCACGTTGGAAGTCCAAACCTTCTCGTAGAAGTGCTCACCATTCCAGCGTCCAAACTCAGCGGCGCAATTATAGACCACATGAGGCTCTACATGCTCAATGACCCGCTCTATCTGTCGGTACTCACTGATATCGCAGCGGAAATAGTCTTCATTATCCACCAGGCCTAATCCATGTCCGTAGGGCCTGTTCGTGTGGAAGAGATCAACTCCGAACACATCATGCCCGCGAGCCTTCAAAACCTCTTCAAGTTTGCTCCCAATGACCCCCAGAACTCCTGTAATGAGTACCTTCATCTCAATCGCCCCCTTACATAAAAGCGTTGCGGTTCTCCCGCACCGTCCTCAACGTCTTAACTAGGCTGTGACTATCTAGATTTAACCACCGATCCTCCCACCAATGAATAAACAGCTCACTCGTTTCTTGCCTGATGTTGTGGCTATAGGCCTCCCACGCCTTCCCCCCGAAGAACTTCCGCTTCGGATACACCACCTCTGAGCAGTCTACCATCTTCAGTCCTACTGTATCCGCAGCTTCTCTGATGTGAGCGTTGTCTGAACCCCACGGGGTATAGAACGTCGTGGGCTGATAATCGAATGTCTCGTTGATAGTGGTGATACACCGGTTCAAGTTATCCACTATCTCCTGCTTCGTCAGAGGTCCATAACTGACGTGCTCCCATCCGTGAATCTCAGGAATCAACTCACCGGCCTCTATCCTTTCCTTCAAAAACTCAATCCCGGTAGGGTACTGAGGGAGGGTACCGCACAGAATAGCTGCGACGTGAAGAGCGCCCCCATCAGCAATGACCATATGGACTTCCTTGAAACGAGCGACTACCTTCTCAGGTGTGTCGTACCCATGACCGATGAGAAATACATCATCATCTCTTACTCGCATCAGAAGACATCCAGATTCTCAGATACCCAGTCTGTAGTGAGCTTCAGTCCTGCTAAGGTGTCTACCTTGGGAGCCCATTTCAGATCGCGGTCCATCCTCCAGAGGTCGCTGACGTAACATTTCTGGTCCAGCGGTCTCCAATCCTCGTACGTCACCGGAGAGCGTGCTCCGGTCAACCCCTCTACGTAATCGAGATGCTCCTTCAACGTCAAGGTGTTACTAGGGCCGCCGCCCAGGTTCCACACCCCATGAGACACATCTGACTGTACAAAGGCGTCATACGCCTTAATGGCGTCCTCTACATACAACATATCCCTCACCTGATCGCCATCGCCGTAGATCGTAATCGGCCAGCCCTTCAAGGTGGCAATGATGAACCATGTGGCCCAGCCTTGCTCCTCAAAGCCGAACTGGTTGGGGCCGTATATGCAAGACATACGGAATACTCCCGTTCGGACACCGTAAGTGTGAGCGTACTCCTGGCATAGGAGATCGGCCATGTACTTACTGTTCCCGTAAGGCGTACGCGCGCCTATAAGGAAGGCAGTCTCAGGGAACCCGTTCTCTGCCCAGGGTGTCTGGTCGAACTGCCATCGGTCGCCAACCTTCTTAAACTCATCGTGCAACGGGTAAACCTTGTTGGTAGAGGCCAGCACCACCGTAGCCCCACACTTCCTAGCATACTCCAACACGTTGAGGGTGCCTAAAGTGTTCACTTCAAAATCCCGACGAGGATTTTCGATGCTGGTGGGCACACCGCATTGACCTGCCATGTGGATAATCACATCATGACCAGACAAGCAGTCAAAACTCTCCCGTTTGGAAACATCATAGACCGAGACGCCCACATCCCAATCATTCAAAAGATTCTTGTTGAAATGAGCGCGACGAATACTCACCTCATGCCCCAATAGTTTCGACCGCTCAAGGTTGTCCATGACATCAACATGATGACCTCGTTCCATGTAGTACTTCGCAGCATGGAACCCTATCATGCCACAGCCTCCAGTAATAAGTACCTTCATCTCAATCACCTTCCTTACTGGATAATCCGTCTCGACCATACTGGGCGCTTAGTCCCGATGCGTCGGCCCACCACGTTGCTGAGTTAACCTTGCCGTCCACTACATGCGCCTTGTCCGGACTCATTAGTTCAAAATGTACCCGTTCGAACTCTTCAAATGAACAGGTCAACATAGGCTGTAATTTATCAAAGCAATACCTCGCGTTTGCACTGAACTTCGGGTACTCTACGACTGAGTAGGGAGTCTCATCAGCCTCTAGCTGCTGTATAGTCCTATAGAAGCCGTACCCCACCCAACGCTCCGTCTCCCTGGTATCTGCGAACTTGAGCCTCACCCGGCTTCGGGTGTGAGTGTCATGTAGTCGTGCAGCCTCAAGAAAGTCTTCGAACTTCCTCACCGTCACAACCACATGCTCAATCTCCCATCCGAAGTTCTGAACTCTATCCAGAACGGTAGTCGCACCGCCAAGGATCGCTCCATTGCTAGCGTTGTTCTCATGTACGGGAACAATGGGCTTCTTTATTAAGCGAGGCGAATTGTCCTGTCCGGAGTTTCTGTCTTGTCTGAGTTGGCGTCTGGTCGTCCCGGTGATGTACTCAAGCCCCTTCCCCTTGACCGCTATCTGCTTACTGGAAAGTTCGTCTGCGTTGAATCCTCCGTCAATACCCAAGGCGTGAAGGAGAAGGGTCATGGCTGTCGTGCCTGACGACGGGGGGCCCGTAACAAGAACCTTGCGGCGGTGGGCGAACTTCATTCAGTCCTCCTGTCCGAACAACTCAATGTTCTTCTTGATCCTACCCGGAATATCGGTATCTGGTACTGGATTCGCAGCTACCGGAAATAGATGAAGATTCTGCTGCATCCACCTAGGTAGCTCTCTGGTAGTCACCACCTGTGAATTCTCTATCTTCTTGCCTGTGATGTAATCCACGTCCTGACCGAACAGGGATCTAAAGTGCTCAACGCCGGGGGCATCCTCAGGGCGCGGTACATTGAAATACCAGTGACGGCACTGGGCCTTGATGAGCATATCCTCCGGACGCGAAGGGCAATTCATGAAATGCCAACCTCGACCAAGACACTTACGTCTCAGTAATCTGGGATTCACTAACTGTTCTACCGTTATATCAGAACGATGAAGCCTGTAAACCTCAGGCCAGTGTCTAGTACGCCGATTCACTTGGGCTGTGCGTTCATCTATTACGAAGCTGACGTAGTCCACATCCTCAAAATCTGCGGGCTGCTCAGTAATGATCTCATCTGTGTCTGCATAGATCAACCAAGGATTCTTAGGATCGAAGTTCTCGTGCATCCACCTCTCCTTCAACCAATCGTTGTCCCTGAACTGCCTATAACCTGCTGCGGGCTTAAAGATGTCCCCCGGAATCTGAAGATACTCCACGTCAAACCGCTCAAACCTCTCCTTGTTCGCCTCGAAATAGAGAGCCTTAGGCGTTCCCATGACGGTTCTGTCCGACTCAGCAATCACGGTCCTCCAGCCCCAAGGACGATGATGCTCTAGATGAGCCTCAAGCAAGTCTAGTTCATTGGAAAATTGGATTACCTCAGTTATCATAGCTCTCCCTCAAGCGCAGCCACCAACTCTCCATTGTGGAGACTACGGGCACGCTCCATGCACATCTCAGCTATCACATCAGCAATCTTAGTGGGAGAAGGACGGAACGTTCTGGGCTCACGCATTACCTTGTACTCACCGCTCTCCACTATCTCTGTAACAAGGCCGTTAATCTCGTTCTTCAAAGCTGACCTCAGCTCACAACAATCTCGACTAAGGTTATCGTACTCTGCCACTAGATCTGCATTGGGCATCTCCTTACCCTGCTCCTCACGCTTTCGATTTTCGAAGAAAGAGAGTTTATTGACCTCCACGACCAAACGATCAATCAGATCAGCAAGAGTATTGACATTAGGTATCCTGCTCATTTGTCCTCCTCCCGCGCCTTGAGCCACGCCTTCCATCCCTCACGAGAGATAGGTGAGAACGTGTCAACCGGGTGGTTGTTGTAGGCCCCGTTAAAGAACGGCACAGTACTCCTCACATTCTTCTTCGGAGTGCCCCCAGAAGGCCCTATCTTCTCGCTATAGAAAGTAGGACTTCGATAACCGTAGTGAACAATCAACGGAGAGTCATCATGCTTCACCAACTTCCACGGAGGGTCAGACTTCAGATAGTGACTCCATCCCCGAGGCCAAGGCACGAAGCGTTCAGTGTAGTGAAGTTCAGGGAGAGGGCGGAAAGTGTAGCTACTGATCTGCTCCATCCAGTGAGCTGCATCAAAGTATTCATGCAACGGCATGCCGGCTGGAATTCGAGGCACATCATATTCCGGAGTCCACACACGGCGACACGCATTGATCATATGCCAGCGTACAGAGATATCATCGACTGCATACTTGCTAATGACCTCTCGAACATCAGTGTCCAGCAACGCAGTATCACTCTCGATGATTTGCACCCAGACATCCTTCGTACCAAATCTACGACGAACCTCATCAAGCAGGTGCTGCCTGGAGAAGACCCTTGGAGTATAGTCTGTGTCCGAGATCTTGTCTGCCCTACGGACCTTGTATTCCAACTGACGGTCAAACGACTTGATCACATCCCAGCTATTATCCGTAGAGTCATCGTCTGCAATCATGAGACAGTCTACCTTCTTTAGGGCTGCCGGGATGGTGTGAGGCAAGAGATCTCCCTCGTTCCGACACCACATCACGCCCACTACACTACTCATAAGTCACGTAGTTATCGTTGGCTAGAGCCCGCCACACCTCTTCAGCCTTCTCACGAGATACCCTACCGTGGAGAGTTGGATACAACCGGAGCCACAGATAGTCAAAATCTCGTACGCTTCTAGGAAACTCCACCTCAATACAATCCCCCATCCACTCAATCAGTTTGGAATTGTTCTCCTCATAGAATTCCAATTGAGCGCCGTAGTCTAGACGAGCAGGTAACTTAACGCGCTGACCGGTGCGTTGCTCCTTCAGCCTAACTCTACGGATACTGCTCTTGGTTCTGGAGTCAGGGTCTCGGCGAGTCAATATCCGATGTGAAAAGGTGATGTCTGCGGGTCGGCCGTACTGTTCGTTGAAACGTTTGATATCCCAAGGAAGAGGCTCGCCGTAGCCTAGAGGATGCTTAATCACTTCAACCTTAGCAAAATCCATTCCAGCAGGAAGATTTGGTTCTCTAAAGAACTCAACGCCCCCATGACTTTGGTTATCTTCATGCTGTATGCGGTCAATGAACTCGTCCGCAAATCCAGTGCCAAAACCCAAACGGTGGTAGAACGATACTAGAAACGTTGTACCTGTACGACTGAAGCCCATGATCAAGAGATGCTTATTCACTGGGCGCCTTCCTCAGGATTGCCTGGTTGTATGAAAACATGATCCAGTCCGTATCAGTCAGTTCAGGACTATCGGTCTTATGTCCCCACTTGTTCAACTTGTGGACCATATCGAAAAGCCAACTCACCGTCTTGTGCTGGCCCTCCTTATAGAACGGATGAAAGTCCTCGATGATGTAAAGACCTCCCGCCACTACTTCCGGCCATAACTTCTCAAATGAGATCTGCTGATGTTCCGGCCTATGACTACCGTCGTCGATAATCAAATCAAATTGGCGATAACCCCTCTTCGCCGCGTTCTTAGGTCCGTCATAAACCTGCTGAAGTACGGCTTGAATGCTCTCCGGGTCACTCTGGTCGCCCTTATACAGCTTGATACGCTTCTTCAACTCCTTGGTCAGGTTTCCGTAGTGCTGCATGTTGGGCTCAATGTCAAACGAATGGACTGTGCCCCGCGGAAAGAACTCCGCCAGCATGCGCGTCCCGCGCCCACGAGCATAACCGATCTCCAAGACCCGAGTGTCCTTGTATCTGTATGGTGCAAAGATCTCGTCATAGAGATAGGTGTAGCCATGCTCGACCCGGTCTGAGTAGTTCAGCTCCCCGAGGCGAGTCATACTAGGTGCGCTCATGATGATATGACCTCCAGTGCCTGAACCTGAGAATTGCCGTAGGATTCCGTACTTGAAGCTCTTCTCTTCGTGCCTCTCGCTTGGCATAGAACAACTTACGGTTCACACGCTCGTCGGCATCTGAGCGGGCTACAAGCCCGCATATTGAGGGCATCCAATACGTGATGGTTACGTGATTCCAGATGAATATCGGAATGGCGCGGGATCGACGTACTCGATCATCAAGGTCAACATCGAAGTAAGCATAACCTCCAGAATACTCCCCAGTGAAATCCTCATCAAACCCGCCAATGGCGTCAAGAAATATAGATCTATGGAACAGCATTGCACAAGTCAAGTACCTCTGGTTGGAGAGGTCCTCTGACTTGATACCTACTTGCTGTCTGGGAAACTTGTAAATAGCGCCCTCTTCAGGATCAGCTTTAAGTAGCCGTTCCATATTGTCGTTATCAAACGAGCAGTCAGAATCCATAATCAGAACCCAGTCTGTGGTTGCCACAGTCAACCCTAAATTGAGCGCGCCTGGGGTATTCCACTTCAGATTCTTACGAATCCTATGAATAGAAAAGTTGAGGCCTGATAGGGTCTTCTCTACCTCAGGAGTGATGTAAGTGTGGAGCGGGTCAGGAGACCCGTCGTCTACCAAGACGATCTTCACCCGGGAGCGCACATAGTCAGACCATCCGGCCCAAACCTTAACCTGGCGGTTGAATCTATCGCGTTCGTTGTAAAAGGGGTGAACTAGAGTAAGACGAGTGTCTTCTAGTTTAGCTGGGCCTTCCCTAGAGCCGCTCAAGTATCCTGCGCTCTCTAGTCCGACGACGGGGTGTAGCAAATACAAATCATCCATTTACTCACCCCCCTAACGATAGTACTCCAGCAATGGAATAGTATTGATTATCCTACGTATCTCATCCAGCTCGGTTTCGGAATAGGTGACTTCGTGGCGGCGTTCCCTAGGCTCAGACCAAATACGCTTAGCCGACTGTCTGCGCCACGGACGGTTGTGAGGTAGCCCTAACCAGTCGGCGAGTTCCTGAATCACCTCGGACGGCGAATCAACTAACCTTTCGTGCTGAACCACTTTATAGTCGTCTACCTGCTCTAGAATATCCACGGCGTTCTTGTAGAAGCGGCGATATCGGCGTATCAGCTTCTCACCTCGATCAGCGCGATCAAGGTACATACGCCGGGCCTTGTTACCCCTAAGCCACGAAGCAATGTTGTCAAGAGGATTACGAACAGTCACGATTGTCTTAACCGGCAGTTCAATGAATGCTGCGTAGTCGTTGATCAGAGAGCTAGGCG